CTATTCTTTTGTATGCCCATTTTCGTCAAACTCGAAAGGTAGCTCCAGCTGTCCGATTTGGCGCATCTTCATTTTCTTAAAATTATCACAGAACTGTTTCATGTTGTCGGAAACCTGGAACAACGTAATAACCTTGTTTATCTGTTTCTCCAAATTAGGCTCTCCTATGTCGGTAGTCAAAAGCTGGTGATACCTGTTTATTCTGTTCCCTGATTCACTTTTAGGAGTTTTCTTTTTAAGTTCTTCCAATACACCGTTCGGAAGCTCCTCGTAGATGAACGTATTAGTCCATTTACCGATTATACCAGGTCTTTTCTTTATCCCGTTAACGGTATAATCCCAACCGTTAAGCCTGAACAACTCTTTATAGAATATATCGGGGAAACGTTTCTGCCACGGTAGTAACTCTTCGGATATGTATGCTTTTAATATTTTTTGAAGTTCGTCATTTTCTCTTTCATATTGATATCCTGTCGCTTCATCAACCAGCGCAATAATTCCAACTCGAGCAAAAGAACGCATTAAAATCTCACATTGATTAGCAATAATATGTTGTCTCTCTCCTCTTAATTTCCCTGCTTTCCTCGCTTCCAACATTATGTCGCATATATCTGCAAGTGTTGTCGCCTCATATCCATTTATTTTTTGATTACCTTTATAGCATACAATTGGCGAAAAGTGGCCTACATTGTAGTTCTTGTAAATCAGTTCGTTAATACTTTTGTATGCCAGTAACCTGGCCAACCTACTGCCCGATTTATTAGACGAATTTTCAGACAATAATTTTAATGCGGATTGCATCTGATTTCCAGATAATACTCTTGTGCCATCGTTTAATACATAACAAGGGATACTCACTTCACCCAAATTCAAGACACCTTCACATAATATATTTCTATCTCCCATACTATAATATTTGAATATTCATTGAACCTTTCTCGCTACTCTCGTTCCATTTTTCTTTAATTTATATTTAGCTGTATTACAACTCTTATATAGTTGGAGGCGGCTTGTTTGTAATCGTATTCTTTTAGCAGTTCTGAATGTTCGCAGATGTATTTCAATTTGCGCGCCCATCTACTTCGCGCTGCGCTCCTTTCGCAAGCTCGATCATTTTGCGGACGTTCGCAAAATGGTCTTCAATCGATTCTCCTGCGCTTTCACACGCACTTTTTGCCTTTTCAATAGCAGGAATAAAGTTGCGCCATTGGGTATATCCTAAAATTGAATGGAGCTCACGTCCGCTCCAACACTCTACTCCGTCGTACAGACAGACAATGGATTCAAACCGTACAAATAGTTCTTTTATTTCTTCTGTTTTCATTTAGCACACATACAAATATGTTTTTAGGACTTATATTTTCTTTTTGTATAAAGTCCGTTTTGACTTTCAATATGATTCTTTAAATAATCATGAAGTGCAGTTATGGCATATTCTCTATTATTGTATAATAGTTCATATCCATCTTCGGTGATAATAGAACATTCTGAATAACCTGGATAAATTTTTATCTTTCCGGTTAAGCCATCTCGAAAGGTTACATCTTCACCATTTAAAGAATAATTAGGATTACTATCTATAGAAATGTTACCAGTCTTTGTTGTATTTTCTGTCATCCTTCTTGATTGAATGTTTTTAATATCCCTTACGTCTGCAGCAATCTGAAAAAATTTTGCGATCATTATGATTTGTAAGATCACGATACCTATTGCAATAATAAATACTAGTAAAGCTTCCATGATAATTGATTTAGCACGTTTATAATAATTTTAGCACACTCAAAATCTAATCCCCTGATACCTTTTGCAGTTGAATAATCCTGCCGGTTTTTTCATCGACCTGAGCAATCTTATTGACCATCGCCTGCAGTATTTTACTTTCAGCTTCGTTCCTTTTTGCCACTTCGGTAAACTGTTTATCCATAAGAGTATATAGTTTTGTAAATTGCTCAACCATAGCTAATCTTTGCTCTTTTAGTTCTGCCATCATTGCAATTCTTTGCTCTCTCATTTCTACTCGTTGTTCACTCATTTGCAGGTGAAAAGACTTCAATTGGTTATCCATATTGGACGATACGAGCTTCATAAATTCTAATATCTCACTCATTGGAACGTCTTGATTTTCGTTAGTACTTTCCATATTACGTTCCTCTGGGGAAGTTTGTTTCAGATTATTTTCTGAATTTTCAGAAATATTTTTAAGCATTTCCCCATCACCTGTTAAAAGCCATTCCGCGGAAATATCATTGCAAGTCGAAATTATTTTCCGAACAACATCCAAAGACAATTTTCTATCTCCAGTCAATTGCTGATTGAGAGTGTTTTGTTTCACACCTATCATTTCTGCAAAGGAATTTGTAGAACATTGCTTATACTCTATTATTTTTTTTACTCTATCTATCATTTAATCTTTATTTTATTGGTTTATCACAATTGAGATTATATATTTGTAATGAATTAATTTCAAGAATCGAGTTATGAAAAATCCATATAATCCGATATGCACATGGCTATTATTCACTTGAAAATACACGTCCTTCTCCAGTCTCGCTATATGGCAACTTTATCGGTATTGAAAAGTCTATCGAAGTTATTGAATCGATTTTTTGTCCTTCATTACCCGAATATCCAATGCCGATGTTTGCAAGGAACACGCCGATTCTCCTTTTATCCGAGGAATCCTTGCTTTCACAAAGCCCGACATGGAACTTCACCATAGAAACAGAATTGCCGTATGCAGTCATTGCTACTTCGTTGTTTTGGCGCAATAGTGGATTTACATTAGCCCCTTTTAGACGGCAAGCCTCTTCCGCTTCAACAACACCTTCTGTTATCTGTACGAGTGTTTCCTTTACAAATTCTTTTAATTCCATTGTTTTACTTCTAATAATTTACAGTTATGCAAGACGAATCTTTGTATCAATCATTATCTTTTGTTTCAGATTTGCAGAGAGAATTAGATGCTTACCGTTATCAGCTTGACAACATCATGTTAAACCTGTCTTGTGATTATTACCAAGCAACTACAAGAAGCGAACATTATCATCCATGCTTTGAAGTTGCTCACAGTTTCTTCTCTTTTCTCCATAAGAACCACCCTGAAATTTTGGAGGAATGGAAGAAGACGAGAAAGAAAGATTGATTTATTGTTAGGTACGGTAGTCAAACAACTACCGCACCGATTCCGCTAAGAATCAAAATCCATCATATATATTTTTGCTTTTTGATAGCCTGCCGATCATGGATTCATATCCATTTGATATATAAGCAGCCACATCATTATTGCCCAATCTCAAATCCATATATCCTTCTTCTGTATCGATTCGCATTTTCAGTATCTTTTGTGATTGTATCTCTTTTATGTATTCAACAGGTATTTTATACGAAAGCATAATCATCTTCCCATAAGTTTCGTATTCTGATTCTTTATCTTCTTTGTTTTCCAGTTCTATAACTTTGTCGTTATCTAGTTTAATCAGCATTTTCCTTCCCTTTCTCACAATCATATAATGATTCTGAGTAATGCTAACCGATAACGTGAATAAAGGTTCTTCTTCCTTGTATTTTGTACATGAGAATAGGAGTATGGCCGAATTTATCTTGTAATCATTCGATATGTCCTGATATAATGTAAGGTCTTTAACACCGATATATCTCACATTACCATCAGCACTTGTGTTGTCTGTTATTACATTATTCTCATTTTGAGAAAAAGAATGCAAGCATCCTGCAAATAGGATAATTAGTAATAGTGAAATCTTTCTCATAATACTGTTTTTAATTGTTTATCAATAAATTTACATATTCAATACATCCATGCAATAAGATATAAATCTCTCATTTCCCATAACCGTTATTTATAATCAATATAAATATCACATTTGAGATAAAATAATACATATTTAAAATACAATTTATCACAATTGTGATTATCTTTGCCTTGTGATTAGATGAAAACACTAATCCATGAGCATAAAAAATAAATAATATACAAACATAATAAAAATGGATGAAATAGCAATTAATAAACCAAAAACTTTAAAAAGCCAGATTTTAGATATGCAGGCTGGAATGTGTCTTTTTGTCCCATTCCGGGAATATACAGAGATGCACGTAAGAAAAATAGTAAGGTTTCTTAATCGGGATGGATATTCTTATAAAGCAACGAGTGCGGGTGTTATAGACGGGATAAATGTAATAAGATTAAAATAATTATGGAGCTGATCCTTCAAAATACCGATCGTATCGAAATGTCGATGGCTGAATTTATTGATTTCACCAAGAGCGTTGTCAAGGAAGCCGTTGCCGAAACTTACGGGGAATATATGAGCCGGAATGAAGCAATTAGGCATTTGGGCAGTCGGAAAAAACTGGAGCAAGCAATCAAAATGAAGTTGATTAATCCTGATAAGGGGAATGGTAATCAGAAATGGAAAGTGAAGACTCGGGAAGTAATTGAAGCATATAAAATAATTGGAAAGTATGAAAGGTGATTTTGCTGTTATGGATGAAATTTCCCGGATACGTCAGATGTTAGACAGCCGGATAAATGATATCAGGGTTTCGGTACATGAAACGCTTGTCATGCAGGGGGCGGCATCTCCTTTTATAAACCAGAGCAAGGCTTACAAGGTTTTTGGCAGGAAAAATATAACGAATTGGGAGTCATGGGGATTAATAAAAGGGATAAAGGACAGAGAAGGAAATGGGCAGGTAAGATATGACTTGTCGCGGCTTATTTTGATTGCCGGAACTCCAAACAGAACTGAATATTTTAAAAACAAGACACTATGAGAACTTTTTCAATATTAGCCTTTCTTCTTGCCCTTGGAATATTAGGATGCAGTATTTACGGAGGGCAGTACCATAGTCTTCCTTTCGCAATAATGTCCGGTATTTTGGGTTGGGCGATGTGGCCGGAGAAGAAACAGGACTTCGGTAAGTCTCTTCGGAATAATAAAACTTGGAAAGAATAATTTTTATAATATGGAAACAAAAAAAATCAGAAAACAAATTTTAATTATAGCGATCCATTTAATTATAGCGATCGTATTCTTTGGATTTTGGCTGCCATTCAGTATCAGCCACGAATCGAACGAACTTCCTATGCTGGGAGCATTTACACTTGGTGTATATGTAATTTTCTATTTCCCCATTATTTATAAACTAATCAAAAAACTGAAATGAAAAAACTATTATTTGCAATTTTATTAGGAGCCTTGTTTGTTTCTTGCTCTAAAGTTCCGGCCGGGAATGTAGGTATTAAATTTTATCTCCTTGGTAAAGACAAGGGTGTCGACTACGAGGCACTTGGTCCCGGCCGTTATTGGATCGGTATTAATGAAGAATTGTTTTTATTTCCCACCCAACGTCAAAACAAGGTATGGAGTGACGATGAAGAAGGTAACCGGGGCTTTGAATTCCAGAGCAAGGAAGGAATGAAATTATCGGCAAATGTCGGTATCGAGTACCAAATCGAAGAAGTTAACGTTCCCCGGGTATTTGAAATGTACAAAAAAGGATGCGAAGAAATATCTAACATCGTTCTTAGGAATGCCGTCCGTGATGCATTTAACAAAGCATCTTCCACCCGAACAGCAGAACAAATGTATGGTGAAGGTAAGATCAGTTTTATTGAAGAAGTAAAGAAGATAGCAACAGAGAAGGCAGCCGAAAAATATATAAAACTGAATGATATCTATTTACTCGGAAATGTAGGAGTTCCGGAAAGTGTTACGATCGCCTTGAATAATAAAATTAAAGCTATGCAGGAGGCAGAACAGAGGGAGAATGAAATCCGGGGCGCAGAAGCTCAGGCCAAGAAAGATATCGCAAAAGCAGAAGGCGAAGCTAAGAGCTTATTGACAAAAGCAAAAGCAGAGGCAGAGGCCAACCGAATTATTTCAAATTCCTTAACCCCAACTCTAGTCGAATACGAAAAGATTAAGCAATGGAATGGGATTCTACCACAGGTACAGGGGAGCGGTGCTTCTATTGTCAATTTGAAATAAAGATACGTAATGGCGGAGGAATTTAGCAAGGTTTGGTCCGGCTTAAACAAAGTAAACCTAACACCGCCCCGGGTGAAAGTAAGGGGCAGATGCGACACTGTAAAGCCGTGAGTTCTTTGGTCCGGTGACATTCTTTTCTTTACACCACAACATCTTCAAACCGGACCTTTTTTAAGTGACAACAAAGTAAGTGTTTGTTTCAGCCTTAGTCCTGTCGGGAGATAGCACGAAAGGCAAAATTTTAAAAGGGGAAAGTTATGAACGACAATGCAAATGTAAATGACAAAAAGGATAAAGAAATTGAAAACTTAAAAAAGCAGATCGATGCTGCAAATACATCCTGGAACAGATACTTTCAGGAATGTGAGACACTGAAACAGGAATTATCGAGATATAAGGAACTTGTAAAGGCTCAGAGTGCTATTATAAACAACAATTAATCAGTCCGGGGCAGCCAATTGTAACTGTGGTCATATATAGGTTGCTCCGGCAAAGGGTCGGTTGTCCGAGTGGTCAGGAGCCAGTCCGCAAAACTGGGTACGCGGGTTCGAATCCCGCACCGACCTCAGAATTTAAATTTTAACAAAAATGAAATACAAAGTAGGAGACAAAGTAATAATTAAACCAAAAGAAGAGTTTGTACATTCTAAATATCGAAATCCACATGGATCCATGGACATATATTGTGGGAGAGCGGCTGTTATTGTATCCCAAGCTTTTGATTATTATAGAATAGATATAGATGGAGGACTTTGGAATTGGTACGATGATATGCTTGAAGATAATAATGTAGGAATGTATGGGGAACTAAGAGGATTTCCACAAGCTTATTTTTCTGGGACATTCTCCATGACAGAATCGAATAAAAAAACACATTCTATAGACCTAATAGGCGAACATAAATTTTTAACCTTAAAAGTGGAATCATGAAAAAACTGAAAGCAATTTTATCCGGAGCTAATTTTATCGACAGATTATTCGATCTGAGGGAAAGAGATGTTAAACGTTCTTTAGAATCCGCGAGCGATGACGCAGAAAGACAAATGACGGAAGCCGAAATCCGATACGAGGAACTTTGTAAAAAATTGGGAGAAAAGGAAGTCAACTACACGACAACAATCAATCAGATGTTGGAGCAAAAAGACATCATCCGCCGGGCAAAAGAAACAATTGAAGCCGTGAAGGCAATCAAAGACGATTTGGAATCAGAGGTTGAATTAAAAGAGGAAGACAAAAAGAAAAAATAACTGGCAGCCCGGGAAGACGGGCAACCCGCCTACTTAGCTCAGTTGGTAGAGCATCGGTTTTGTACTCCGAAGGTCATCCGTTCGAACCGGATAGTAGGCTCAAAAGTAATTGATTAATAATAAATTGAAGAAAAATGTTGCGGAATTTAGAAAATATTTGGTCGAAAATCTTGGTTAATTCAGAGGAATTTGCCATGTTTGCAGTGCCAAACATTTATAACCTCGGTATGTTGTGTTTATACATATCGAAAAATTCGCAATATAGCGGAGTTTCTCTGACACATAATTCTTTGAGGTTATGGGTGTTTGGCGACATTTGGAGAGGCTCCGCTTCTTCTTTTGTCCAAAAAATTATTAATCAAATTTTTAGTTGTCAAATGCCAAACACCACTGAAAAATTTGAAGTAAAGGTACAAAGTGTACCCACTTCACAGACCAAATCCCAAAGTAAATTAGAAAAAGAAATCATCTCTATCCAGAAGAAAGTATCCAAGCTACAAGAGGAATGCAGACACGAACGAAATGAAAAGTATCGCCTGCTGTGCTACATTAACAGGTATTGTTCAGCACTGTTCCCTTACTTCGACAGAAGTAACCCGGTTGATTCCAAAAACTGGGAAAAGGTACACCGCCTCCAGCTGGATCTGGATAAAGAAATAAAGTAAGGCCGTCCCAGTCGCCAAACTAACGGCCTTACAAAAAACTCTAAGCTCTTTGACATGTTGACAGACAATAACAAACACGCAGTTTGTCGCTGCGGGCTGGTGAACTACCGGGCAATACTCCGGTAGTGGCGGAAGTCGCGTGTCAAAGGCGCATTAAGCCAGCAACGGGTTGTACTGGAGTACTTAGAAAGAGGTTCGATTCCTCTTACCCGTCACATTTCAAACAACAAAACAAAAGTATGGAAAATAATTCAGAAACAAAAAAGCTGACGATCACGGAGCTTAAATCCATGTCTCCGTTTCAGATTTTAGAGGATACGAGAGTAAGAGAGCGATTCGTTACACTCTACAATAACATCCACAACTCTGAGCAGGGCGAATTATTCTTTGAAAAAGAAAAATACAACCTACAGAGAATCATACAAGCCTCCCCAAACCTAGCAAAATGTACAGGTTTCTCCACATATGGAGTACTCCTTGACATCGCAAGCATGGGACTTACCCTTGAAAACGCATCCCGGCCCCTTATTTACATCATCCCCGGTTCCGTGAATGTAGGAACAAAAGAAAAACAAACATGGGAACAACGGATGTCCATTGAAATTTCTCCATATGGAGAGCTCGATTTAAGAATCCAAGCCGGACAGCTATTATATGCCGACCGTCCTGTAATCGTATTCGAGGGGGATGAATTTAAGCCCAAGGTAACCGAAACCGGACAGAAAGTGGTAGTCTATTCGGCAGCCATTCCACGGCAAAGCAAAACAATCATCGGAGCTTTTATCAAGCTGACCCGCCCCGATCGTTCCTTTGACTTCTTTTGGATGCTTCCAGAAGACATCGACCGTCTGAAAGGATATTCCTTAAAGAAAAATCAACGGAAAGACAAAGACGGGAATGTATATGGAGACGCCAATGCCCTCTACCATTCAAATGAAGGTCAAATCGACACCGGATTCCTTGAAGCGAAAGTAATCAAGCACGCTTTCAAGACATTTCCGAAATTAAGGTTAGGACAATTCTCCGCTTTACAGCAAGACGAACAAGTCCAGGCCTCCGACTATGGGTTGGATGAGCCAGTATACAACCAAGTCCCGCAAAAAGAAACCGAAGAAGAAGCCGAAGAGACAGATGTACAGGAAATCGCCAAGCAACAGGGCGGTGTAAACATAGTAGAAAACCCAGAAGAACCCTTTTAATCATGGAAACAACAGCACTCTCAACAACACAGGAAGCATTATTACAGGCAAAAGACATCATTGCGCAAAACATTGCAAGTAATGAAAAAGCAAAAGAAGTCGCAAAAATCCTGCTCGCTAAAATAGAAAACACCCCTATCTCAGACACTCCGGAAGTCCGGTTCCTAGACGAAGAGTGTAAAACATTCCTCGGAAAGATAAGCAAGACCATTTCGGCCATGACCGACCGCCGGAAACCAATCACACAGGCATTCGACCAAATCCGGAAACATTTCACCGAACTGGAAAACGAGTTGAAAACAGGGGAAGAAATACAGGCAATACAAAATTTCAGAAACGCATTTGCCCGGCATATCGCGGAAATCGCCGCAAAAGAGGAAGAGTCTCGGCGTATCAAGGCTGCCACAGAACAGGAGCGCATCGAAATGCGTGCTTATTTCAAACAAGCCTTTACCAACGACCTGGTAAACACATTAAGCCTTGCATACGATTCGCTTGAAGAAATATTCAACTCCATCACGCTGCAAAACTGCGAGCTAAAAAAAGATGAATTGAAAAACTTCTCATCCGAATACAAACCGGCCACTTTCTCATATCCATACAGGAATTACATTACAAAAGAAGAAGAGATCGCAATCTATGAAGAAATAGCTTCTTCCAAATCTGCCAAAAATGAACTGGAATACAATGAAAAAATCACCGAAAAAATCCGGTACTACCTTGATCGCGTTGATTCAAAGAAACAAGAATTGTTAGAGATCGCGCAAGCAAATGCCGCGGAAAAAGAACGGCTTGCGAAAGAAGCGGAAGAAAGGGCAAAACGGGAAGCGGAAGAAAAAAGACAAGAACTATTGAACTTCACACAGAAACAACAGACATCCATCGAGGCAGAGAAAACTGAAGCATCCCTCAATACCCTATTCGACCAAAATTATTCTGCCCCTGAGGCGAATGTAAAGAAAACGCCTTCCATCGAAGTAAGCAATCCTGCCGGATACGGACAGATATTCATGTTCTGGTTCGAGCGTGAAGGAAAGAATCTCCCGAACGAAAAGATTGAAAAGAAATCCATCGCACAGATGAAGAAATTCTGCGAGGATATCGCAAACAAGGATGGAGAAATCATCACGTCAAACTTTATTACTTACAAAGAAGTTGTTACGGCAAAATGAAAGACCCATACTATGACAGGTCGGAAATATCCAACTCCGACCTATCTGAATTAAAAAGACAGCTCTACGGAGGAATGGAAATCGACCCCGTTCATGCAAAATTTGGGAACCTAATCGATCACATGATTACAGAACCGGAAAAAGTCGACTATTTCAAACTGACTTGTGCCGGCGAACAAATGACAGAAGGTGATTTCAAAAAAGCAGAAGAAATGAAAAAGGCATTCATGCGCGATGAGTTTGCCAGCCGGATACTTCCACTATCAGACACACAGAAAGTCATGATTAATCCCTGTCAGAAATTCGACTACGACATCCCTTTTACACTGCCCGTCCGATGCAAATGGGACTTGTGGATGCCGTCAATGGGATGGGGAGGCGATATAAAAAGCACCTCCGCGACGACACAGGAACAATTTGAATCCGCTGTAAGGCAATTCGACTACGACAGGCAAAGATTCTTCTACATGAATATAGCAGGCTCCGAGAAAGACGTCTTAATCGGAATTTCCAAAGAAAACTTCCGCGTCTTCAAGGTATTCATAAAAAGAGGAGATGAATTATGGGAATCCGGCCAGCACAAGTGTATGGAACTCGCATTTAAATACTGGACTATGTTCGGAGACTTAAAAAATACAGCATGACAATCACACCCATAGAAGATTTAGAAAAAGAGGTGGACGATATAGAAGCTTATCTATCCACCTTACCGCCAGAGGATGCTAATTTAGCCATAGAGAGAGGGAACGAGCTTTCGGTATATATCGCCCGCACCGGGAAGATGCTTTCGGATGCAAGGTTTTATCAGGACAAGGCACTATCAGAAAGCATCGTTTACAACCTCGGGAAACAAGCTGGTTGCCCTGCATCGGTTCTAAAGCAACTTGTAGAAGCATCCTGTCAGCGTGAAAATCTATTGGTAAACACAATCGAACGCCTAAACCGTGCTGCCACCCATCAGTTAGATTGGCTCCGGACGGTAGTAAGTATGGCAAAAGAAGAAATGAGAAACTCAAACGGAATTAGCCAAAAATGAAAACAATCTCCAATAAAACCGCCGAAGATATTATCCGGTGGCTGTCGGACTTAAAAAGTCGTTTACCTCCCGATTCGATTCAATCGAGAGAGAAGATAAGGAAAATAGATAAAGCAATTAAAATATTAGAAAATGGAGAAATTCTTAGGACAAGACATCCCTGAAAACGAGCGTTGGCAATTCTTACAAGACAACGCCGATGCAGTAGAAGAAATCGGATATACTCACCGTTTTTCACCCGAAGAATTGGCACAAAAGAAAGAACTTCTCGCGGAAGCATCAATCAAAATCAATGACATCGAGGAAGAAAAGAAAGAGGCATTAAGCGACTTTAAAGACCGGCTCAAACCTTTAACGGAAGAGAAAGCCGAACTGCTTGAAAACATCAAGACAGGGTCGAAATTCATCCCAAGTGAAAAGTGTGTAAAAATCCTCTATCATGAAGAAAAAATGGCAGGATATTACAACCAACTTGGAGAGCTGGTTTATTCACGCCCTATCATGCCGCAGGAAATGCAGAAAACAGTATTTAGTATTAACCGAAAAACAGGAACAGATGACTGAACAAAACGAAAACAGAATTAATGTGGCCGTGCCTGAAAACTACAACGGCATGCCTATTGAAGTGATTTTAAGAGAGGGCCAAGCCCCCGAAGCACTTGATCCTAAAGAGCCAGTGCCTGTTAAAATCATTGGGACAATTGAAAGTCCACTAAAGTGGCTTGAAAAGCGTGTTGAACTCATCGATCAAAAGACGGCGCATATCACTGTAAGTCGTGATGATATGAAAATATCGTTATTTGACAAAGAAACAGATTATTATAGCAATGGTATTGAAGGAATCTTGCGGCCGTCCAAAGAAATGGTAGAGTTCGGAATTAATTCAGAAAAGAATTGGGAACCGATCAATTTGTCCAAATTCTTCAAGATGCACCGGGCATTCTTTAAAGATAAGGCAGAGAATATGGCTCTCGTATCCACTTTGAAGAATTTCAAGGCAAAAGTAAATCAAGACATTGAAAGGAGCAAAGAAGAAAACGGAAGCAAAACGGATAACTACTCACAGGTGGTTGACTCCAATCTGCCGAAGTCGTTCAAATTGAATATCCCTCTTTTCAAAGGATTCGATTGTGAAGAAATTGAAGTTGAAATTTACGCAGATGTTGATGGCCGGAATGTTTCATTATCACTTGTTTCTGCCGGTGCAAATGAAGCAATCGAAGATTACAAAAACAGGGTGATTGACGAACAATTGAATCTAATTCGTGAAATAGCCCCGGATATCGCGATTATTGAAATCTAATAACAGCCCGGGCAGCCGGGCTAATGGCTACATGGCGGAATTGGCAGACGCTCTAATAGAGATGAACACTATTAGGATTACAGTTCGGTAAATTCAGGTTCGAATCCTGATGTAGGCCACAAAAATCAGCATTATGGCATATATAAAACGCAAACCCAAAAAACAACCCCTATTCGACAATAAGGTCATTGTAAAGAAAAAGCCCAATCTGAAAGCCAAATTAGACCGCATATTTTCCGAATATATCCGACTTCGGGATGCAAACCCGCAGGGATATACAGTTTGTATTTCATGCGGAAAGATAGTCCCTTGGAAAGAATCGGATTGTGGTCATTTCATCAACCGGAGCCACATGGCCACCCGATTCAACGAAAAGAACTGCAATAGCCAATGCCGGAGCTGCAACCGCTTCGACGAGGGGAACAACATCGGATACATGCGCGGATTAATCAAGAAATACGGACAAGCAGTTATCGAGGAGCTTGAAATCCTCAAACACCAACACTCCCACCTGTCCGACTTTGATTATAAAGTTTTAATCGACCTATACACACAAAAAGTAAAGCAACTCCATGAGGATAAAGGAATCTAACGACAGCTTCGAGATTACGTTTGAATACAACCGCAATCTCACGTGGGCGATAAAAAAACTGATGGGAGTGTGCCCGGGTGCCGAATATGATCCAAAACGCAAATCATTTTTCTTCCCAAAGATATATGCTCCGCAAGTCTATATGTTCGGACAAAAGTACGGCTTCGTATTTACCAAGGAGCATGCAAAAGCGGATTGGAAAATACCGGAACTTCCGGAACTGAAACAGGATATTCCCTTGAAAATGGAATTATACCCCTATCAGAAACAGGGTGTCGCCTACAACATCATCCACAAACGTACAATCATCGGTGATAAGATGGGGCTTGGGAAAACCTGTCAGGCAATTGCCTCCGTGCTTGCCTTGAATGCTTTCCCCTGTTTGGTTATTTGCCCATCTTCTTTGAAAATAAACTGGCAAAGAGAGTGGCACATGTGGACTGACAAAAAGGCTTGTATATTGAACAACTCAAACATAAATACATGGCATCTCTTCGCCGCCGGGAAATCGCTTTTTGGAGAAAGCATAAAAAACGACATATTCATCTGCAACTACGAAAGCCTTAAAAAATACTTTGTACAGGACATTGTTGCAAAACCCGGACAGGCTTTCAAACTGAAAGATGTGATTTTTACTCCAAACATCAACCTGTTTAAATCTGTCATAATTGACGAGGCCCACCGGATAAAAGACCCTTCATCCCAACAAAGCAAGTTTACCAAGGGATTAACGTCCGGAAAGGAAGTAATATTCGCTATTTCCGGAACCCCAGTAGTGAACAAGGCAAAAGACCTTGCCTCCATGCTTGCCATCATCAACCAGGTGGACAAATTCGGGGGTTATACAAAGTTTGTTGCTGAATACGGATTCAACGACAATATGGAAGAATTGAACTACAAACTCAACACAACCTGTTTTTACAGCCGGAACAAAAAAGAAGTATTGAAAGATTTGCCAGACAAGATACGTACCACAGTACTTTGCGAAATAGACAACCAAAACGAATACAATTCGGCACTTTCAGATCTTGCCGACTATCTGAAAAAATATAAGTCGGCAACGGATGCACAAGTTGCCCGTTCCATGCGTGGTGAAGTAATGGTAAGAATCGGAGTTCTTAAAAATATTTCCGCACGCGGGAAGCTGAACGCAGTGAAAGACTACATAACGGATGTTTTAGAATCCGGCGAAAAATTAGTTGTATTCATTCATCAGAAAGAAGTAGCTGGATATCTGTTACAAGCATTCCCGGAAGCTGTGACGATAACCGGAGATGATGACATGACAACAAGGCAACGAAACATTGATGCTTTTCAAAATGATTCTGAAACTACGTTAATCATTTGTTCCATCAAAGCCGCCGGCGTAGGATTGACACTCACAGCATCCTCTAATGTCGCATTTGTTGAGTTGCCATGGACAGCGGCCGATACAGATCAAGCAGAAGACCGCTGTCACCGGATTGGAGCCAAGTCTTCCGTAAACTGTATCTATTTTCTCGGTAAAAACACTATCGACGAAGATATATACAAACTAATCCAAGACAAGCGCGAAGTATCTAACATTATAACTGGCGGAACCAACGAAGCCATCGAACGGGAATCAGAGTTTGACTTATTAATAAAGAACATAAATATCAAGTGAACTATTGATAAGCTAATACTATCGGTTTTTAAATGAAATTTTTATAGAACTATATTAAAATGATAGAACTACAAGCTATAGGTAACATCGGCAAGGATGCCGAGCAGAAAATAATAGGCGGCAAGGCATACGCCTCATTTTCAATCTGTGTAACAGAAAAAACATCAGACGGGAAAGATAGGACAACATGGCTCCGGGTAATGAAATACGACAGCGAAGGTAAGTTGACCGCATACCTTACAAAAGGGAAAAAGGTTTGGGTACGTGGCAATCCCTACTTTTCTGCTTATGTCAGTAAAAACACAGGTGAAGCCATCCCGGACACGACTATATGGGCTGACAAACTCGTGTTCTGTTCTTCAGGAGAAAAGCAGAATGGACAGCAAGACACCGGACGGCAACCGCAAGAACAGCAAACAACGGATAACTATTACGACGATCAACTTCCTTTTTAATCATGAAAACAAAAATTTGCATTAGATGCGGCATTGAAAAATCTATATCTGAATTTTACGTTCATCATGAAATGAAAGATGGTCATCTGAATAAATGCAAGATGTGCTGTAAAAAAGATGCTGCTTTTAACTATAAAAAGAAAAGCAAAAATGTGTGGTTTATCGAAGCGGAAAGAAGAAGAGGTCGAGAGAAATACAAACGATTGAATTATAAAGAAAAATATCCTCCAGATAAATTAAAATCCAACGCAAAAACAAAAAACCTACACAGATATCTAATATCGGCAGGATATGATATGAATATGAAAGAAGCTCATCACTGGAATTATGACTTACCAAAACAAGGCTTCATTTTGACGAGAAAATGCCATAAGTTAGTCCATAAATTTTTGACATTTGACGCCAAAACAAGATGTTTTAAATGGGGAGACATAATTTTGGACAGTCTTGAAAAACATTATGATTTCATAAAACATGTGTTCGATGAAAATAATGTTAATTCTGATATCATTTGCTTTAAGCTATGAAAATCAAACTCCTTAACACTTCCGTCGGTCTGAAACCGTTATACGATGAAGATTTCGAGGAAAAGAAAAAGTTGAAAATCGGAGAGGTTTACGAGGCCACTATCAAGCGGCCTCGAAACCTTTCCTTTCACCGAAAATATTTCGGACTCATTAACCTTGCCTGGGAATATCAGAATGAGATAGCGGTAGAGCATTTCAAGCACAGCATCGAACTATTCAGAAAAACGGTAGAAATGGCAGCCGGATGGTGTGAGCCGATATACTCGATTGCCCGGAAAGAGTGGATTGAAGTTCCGAAGTCTATTGCTTTCGATAAAATGGACGAAGACGAATTTCAAAACCTATACGAACGTGTAAAGGACGTATTATTTAAATACTTCCTCAAAAACATTTCAGTTGAAGAATTTGAAAAGAACCTTATTAATTTTTGATGAACTCATACATGACCAGCTCCGGCGAATATGTTCTTAAATCGGTCATAGACCGCCGGATTAGAGCAGCCAAAGAAAAGAAGATAGCCCAGATGATTGAAAAATATGGCTATCTTTTCTGTGAGGAATGTCATAGAAATGAGGCTGCAGGTATTCCACTTGATTGTTCACACGATATTCCAGTAAGTGAATGTCAAAAAAGAGGCCAATCGGAATTAGCCTAGGATGTAAATAACATTACAATCAGGTGCCGGGAATGCCACCACAAACATGATCATCAATCACAATTTAGTTTTCCATGAAAATCCCATCTACCCTTTCTGCTCAAATCCTTTCCTTTCTATTTAAGGATAAAGCCGGACTAATCAGGCATCTCAAAGAGATACAAGATAGCCCGGTTTCTTTTTCGGATGTAAAAGGGAGGGAAAGACAAAGGAAGGCGGGGATACTGGTTAAGAAACTTGAAAAATTGAAACATTAAAATTATGACAGCAACCTATTTTGAATCCACAGTAAAATACGAAAAAGTAAATGAGGATGGCAAAGCAAAGAAAGTGACTGAATTATACCTCATAGATGCAATGAGCTTTTCGGAAACAGAAGAAAGGAGTTGCAGGCAGTTATCCGAAATAGTTCAGGGGGATTACCTCATTCAATCCCTGAAACGGTCAAAAATAACAGAATACATTGAATCAAATGACGAAAACGATGACCGACTCTACAAAGCAACAGTTAAAATAACCGATAGCGATAACTTCGGCAAAGAGAAAGAATCCTCAATTCATTATCTAGTTGCCGCATCAAACATCAACCGGGCATTGGATAACCTCGAAAAATCACTGTCAACATTTGTAATACCCTATGAGATAGTAAAAATCGAAGATACGAAGTTTGTAGAAGTGATCCCCTACATACCGGACGACAAAGAACGCATACCGGACAATTTAAAACCACAACAATAACACTAAAACTATAATATCATGGAAAAAATCACAGACAAAATTAAATCCTTCGAGGATGCTTGCAAGCATCTCAGACTTAACCCTAACGACCTGCCGGTTGTAGATATGCTTCCGGAGAAAGATAGGAAATCAATTATCGCATTCTACAAGCTTACAATTATTATCAGAGCATTGAATGAAGGTTGGGAACCAGATTGGTCAAATTGGGATGAATGTAAGTATTACAACTGGTTTTACGTTGAAAAAGGAGAAGACCAGCGTTCCTCCGGTTTTCGTTACTACGCTACGTTCTGCACGCATACGCGCACGAGCGCCGGCTCTCGGCTTTGCTTTAAGAATAGAGAATTAGCCGAATACGCCGCAGAACAATTCAAAAAACTATATCGTGAATATTTACTCATTCTTTAAAAGAAAAAACATGAAGAAGACATTAGAGATAACGGAAGAACAAGCAAAGAAACTCTACTTTGAAGCATCCGAAAACTTCAAAGAAGTACTTGAATCGAACTTCGGGAAGACAACATTTCTGAAAAACTTTCAAGACGCAGTAAAGACATACTATGATGCTTGTGAAATCATAGGAGAAAAGCCGATTGACGAACAGCATTTAATGGACTGTGGACTCGGAAAGTCGGAAATCGCATTCATGAAATTGAAAACAATCTTCAAAGCTGCAAATAAAATGAACAACGATTGGAAAGCAGATTACTCCAATTCAAGCCAGTATAAATATTATCCGTATTTTGTTTGGCGTTCCTCCGGTTTTCGTTTCGACGGTGCGTACTGCACGAATACGTACACGTACACCGGCTCTCGGCTTTGCTGCGGTACATCTGATGATGCAGAATACATCGGAAAAAAATTTGAAGATTTATATAACGATTATTTTGGATAATGGAAAATAATGATGATGGAAGCCTGGGATTTCTGAATATTCAGCCCGATGAAGACAGGAAATATTTCCATTGTGAAGAGATAACCCAGCAAAAACTTTTAAACAAGTCATTCTGGGTTATCGACTTTATCGGCAATCTCAAAACAAGGTATGGAAAGGAAAGATACCTTGTGAAAATCAAATTCGACATAGAAGATTCCGATGATAATGCGCGAAAATTCTTTACGAACTCCAGTGAAATAAAATATATCCTCGACAAGATAAGGGAACTAAAGAAATTTCCTCGCAAAGTCACTATGTGTGCAGAAGGCACAAGATATTACTTCAAGTAAAATTTCTGGGTTGTTTACCTGCGAGGGCGTTCCTCCGGTTTTCGTTACAACGATACGAACTACACGAATACGAACACGAACACCAGCTCTCAGCTATGCAGGAAAATAAAAACGGGTAAAGACCTTGCCACTCGGCAAAAAATCACGGAAATGTTTAAGGGTGTTAGTAAGAAATTCCGAACGCTCCCTAAGAAACCAGCAAATGAAAAGAATAGGAAACCTGTACGAGAAAATTTGCGACATTGAAAATCTTTACCTCGCCGACACAAAAGCAAGCAAAGGAAAATCAATGATGCACGGAGTAATAAGGCACCGAAGGAATCGGGATGAAAATCTCAGAAAACTTCATGAACTTCTGCAAAATGGGAACTTCAAAACATCGGAGTACAAAACGTTCAAAATATTCGACCCGAAAGAAAGGGAAATATACCAGCTTCCATACTATCCAGACCGGATTGTACATCATGCCATAATGAACATACTGGAACCCATATTCGTATCGGTCCTCACAAAAGACACATATAGTTGCATTAAAGGAAGAGGCATTCATGGAGTAGTAAAAAATATCCGGAAATCACTTTCAGACGTTGATAATTCCATTTATTGTCTGAAACTCGACATCAGAAAATTCTATCCATCAATAGACCATAAGATACTAAAAGAAATAATCAGACGGAAAATCAAAGATATACGCCTCCTTTCATTGCTTGATAATATTATAGATTCGGCACCTGGCGTACCTATCGGAAACTACCTGTCACAATATTTTGCCAATCTCTACCTCGCTTATTTCGACCACTGGATAAAAGAGATTTTGAAAGTAAGATATTATTTCAGATATGCAGATGACATTGTCATACTCGATGTTGACAAAACACATCTTCATGACCTCTATTTTGAAATAAGAAACTATTTGTGGGACAATCTAAATTTAGAGGTAAAAGGGAATTGGCAAGTATTTCCAGTTTGTTCAAGAGGCATAGACTTTGTCGGATATGTATTCTATCACACTCATACAAAAATGCGCAAGCGGATTAAGAAAAAATTTTGCAAAAAAGCATCCATCCTTTTCAAAAAAGGAATCAAACAAAATGAATGTGTACAAATACTTAGTCCGTGGATTGGATGGTCAAAACATTGTAATAGCAGACATCTATTAAAAAAACTAAGATTAAATCGGAATGAGCAATAATTTATTCACACCAGAAGACAGCGAGCGCATCGAATTACTCTGTCAGCTTAATCGCTTAGAGGCTCCCGTAGAAAAGTTACGGGAGCTTGTTGTTTATACAGAAAAATATAACCGCAAAAAGGAAAGGGAGGAGGGAAAGAAATAACATCCTGAACGGTTTCCCCGGGTTCCATTCCCCGGCAGGGACAAATCTTACATTAAATTTTGCAATTATGGATAATAGCCGTATATTTGTGGTGCTCAATTGGCAAAGCGAGCACCACAAATTACAAATGAAGGTATTTTTTATACCATATCGTGACTTATATCCATAAGTAAATTATAAGTCGTCGAAGTCCTGAGTTGCATAGCCTTCTTTGTAAGTGTTATGTTCGCTTTGCCAAAAGAACAGGAAGTCGGCGACTTTCTTATTTTTATTAACTTATAATTCATCAACGTATGGCAAAGCGAAGTGAATCTGTAAGTAATGTGAATCATAGTACCATTACAGCACGTCCACCCCGACGAAACGAGGGTAAATTACTTTCCGAAGTAAAAGAGTTGCAACAACAACTAATCCAAGTAAGACAAAAATTAGAGATCGAAAAGAACTGCAAGAATCAGGCGTATTACTTTATTCTCAGTTCCGGCAACTTCAGAAAGTTTGCTGAGTTCCACAAAACGCATAAGGCAAGCCTTGATTATCACGGAGCTTGCATGGCGCAGCTTTATCTTGATTCGTTTGAAAAATAAGTAAACCACACAAATATGGAAGAATTGATTATTACTTCTAACGATGGTAGAATGTCATCGTTAGAAATTGCACAGATTACCGAAAGAGAACACAAAGATGTCATGCGTTCAATTCGAAACATGGAAGAATCTTGGTTAAAAATAGCCGGGCGCAATTTTGCGCTGGGCACGTATAAAGATGCTAATAAGCAAGATAGACCATGCTATTATCTGACAAAAACCGAATGTTTATATGTCGCAACAAAATTCAATGACGAAGCAAGGGCTAAATTGGTTTTACGTTGGGAACAATTAGAAATAGAAAAGCGAACAGAACAAAGCAATCTTTCCCCGGCTGAAATGCTTCTCAAACAATGTCAGATCATGGTAGAACATGAAAAGAGATTGTCAACCGTTGAGCAGAAAGTTAATGAGGTATTAGCTATTCGGGAAGAAGCGCAGAAAGACATGTTATCACTCCCTCTTTCTACTGATGCTGTTCCTGAATTAAGCATGAGAGATAAAGTCCGTGCTTTGGTAAACAAATATTCCATGCACTTCAATGTTCCTCAAAAGAATGTGTGGGACCATATTTACCAAACCCTTTATTACAATTATCATATTGCACTGCGTTCCTACGCCAGAAAGAAAAATGAGAGTCTTATTGATGTAGCTGAACGTGTAGGCGCATTGGATAAAATGTACGCAATTATTTCAAACCTATCAAGGCAAAACGGATTAGTAGCATAAATTCCTCTTTAATAAAGAATCAGCATGAATATAAAAGGACAGATAAAGTTAAGGGTGGATGCCGTTAACACCCACCCATGGTTAGAACTATTTCCGTACTCTTACAGTTGTTCTTACAGTAGTACGTACTTGGGTTCTAACCCGAACTTGGATTTTAGCCATGATGTTACTTTTTAAGTTAAACAAAAAGGAGGTTTACTCCCCGGCCCGCTTTGAGCCTTGCCATATCTCGCTGCGGTACGGGCTAAAATCCGCTACAAAGTTAACTGTTTTGTAGTATCTGTCCTTTTTAATAATAAAATATATGCCCCGCACCCCGAAACCCAAACAACCAAAACCGATCATTTCCCGTCTGTCAACAAACTATTCCGACTGCCGGAAATGTATCTACTACCAACCGTGGAAATTCGGATTGGTTGATTGCCCGTTTTCGGTGGTGCCGCATGAAAACTGCGTGGACAGAAAAATTGAATGTGTAAATTATAAAAAAACATGATTGAAAATACTATTAAAAAAATTGAGCAATGGGTTGTCGACAGAAACCTGCATACCCAGGATCCAAAAGTACAGATGTGTAAAACAGTTGAAGAACTCGGAGAACTGGCCCGGGCAATAAACAAAGGCGATAGGGAAAAACAGACAGACAGCATCGGGGATACGGTTGTCACTCTCATCTGTATATCAAAACAACTGGGTATTGATTTCAGTGAATGTGTTGAATATGCATACAACGAAATCAAAGACCGGAAGGGGAAACTTATCAACGGGATATTTGTAAAAGAGGCGGATTTTGTATAAAAAATTAAATAAAAAATCATGATAGCACTAATTATCACATCCTTATCAGGAGACTACTCCGGTATTGCTGAAGAAGTAGAAAAACAACTCCAAAACCAAGACAAAAATCAAGAATCCGATGAAGTTGTAAGTATCCATCAGTTCAACATGCTTTCACAGGCGTATGATGCGAAATTTAACGAATGCGAAAAACTCAAAGCCCAAAATCAGGAATTGGAAAAGTCAAACATTAAACTCATGGAAGAGGTTAATAAATATCGGTATTTCATTGAGTGCCAGAAAAACGAAATTGAAAAGCTGTGATATGGAATATGGAGAATTGTTAAAAGACCCTCGCTGGCAAAGAAAGCGACTGGAAGCCATGCAAGCGGATCGATTTACCTGTCAGATGTGTTTTCACGCTGATAAACCATTAAATGTACATCATAAAAAATATATTCAGGGAGCGGCACCATGGGAGTATGATACAAGTGATTTAATCACTCTTTGTGAAGATTGTCATGCCAAATATCATCGTGATGTTACTAAAACTAAAATAATGGCTAATATGCTTATAAACATTTCTGAACTATTAAAATCAGCAATATGATATGGCGAGACAATTAAAAGAAGGATTGAAATATTTTTCTTTTGATGTTGATTTTTTTGATGATGAGAAAATAGGTGCAATTTCTGGAGAGTTTGGGATAAAAGGAGAAATTACAGCAATAAAGCTGCTATGTGCGGTATACCGGAATGGATACTTCGCTGTGTGGAATGAGCCGTTAAAAATGAAACTTTTAAAATCCCTTCCAGGAATAAACTCTGAATTACTGGACCAGATCGTGAATCGCTTAGTTAGGTGGGGGTTCTTTGACAGCTCCTGCTTCAGCTCGGTAAAGATTCTGACTAGTGAAGGTATTCAGAAGCGATATTTTGAAGCCATTAAAAGAAGAAAGCCCAAGGAAGAATATCCTTATTTACTTATTAATGTAGACAATAATGCAATAAATGTATGCAAAAATGACAAAAATGTATACAAAAGTACACAAAGGAAAGGAAAGAAAATAAATAATCCCCCTATAATCCCCCTTTTGGATTTTTCGTCGGAAGGAATAATCCCGATTGAAAATTTGAAGGAAAGAATATTTTCCGAAGAAACGGCATGGATTGAGACCATAGCAATGAAGCAACAGCTTAAACCCGATGAAATAATTAAGTGGGTGAACGATTTTTTTGACGAACTCGAGTGTATAGGTGAAAACATGAAAAGCCTAAAAGATTTCAAATCCCACTTTTTCAGGTGGCTTAAAATCCAACTAAAAAACAGAAAGGAGGAAAAAGATGACGGAAGACTTGAAAGTTGGTAGACAGAACTCACCAGACACGGAAAAAGCCGTATTAGGGGCGATGATGCTATCTAACGAAGCAGTGACCGATGTGGTGTCAAAGCTAAGCACAGATGCGTTCTTTGACCCCAGAAACCGCATAATCTTCGATGTCATCCGGGGACTGAACGACAAAAGCATACCGGTAGACATGATTTCGGTAGTCGAATGCCTTCGCCAGTCCGGCAAGCTAATTGAAGCAGGCAACGCATCCTACGTAACCGAACTCACGAACCTGTCCGGTTTCGGACTTGCTCGCACGGATCACTATTGCAAACTGCTCGTTCAGATGCAGATAGAACGACAACTGGTAGTTATGGCTACCGAGATAATCCGGATGTCTGACGAAACAAACGACGTTTCAGACACCATTTCATTCGCTGATAGGCAATTGCAGAAAATAAACGAAATCATTTCCCTGAATAGTCGTATGGAACATATATCGTCGGCAGTCGAAAAAGCGGCTGACGAATCGATATTGAGGACGGAAAACAGACGGCAAGGGAAAATGTCAGGCGTAACATCCGGACTGAAAGACCTGGATAAAATGACATCCGGATTCAAGGGGTCCGAACTGATAATACTCGCAGGACGCCCTGGGTCAGGAAAGACAAGCGTGATGCTTCACTTCGCCAAGGTCGCCGCAAGAAATGGCGTCCCGGTGTGCATCTACTCCCTCGAAATGGACAGCATCAGCCTTGCCGACAGGCTAATCCTTTCAGAGACGGACATCGAAGCGGACAGATACCGGAACGGATACATATCCAACGAAGAGTTCAACCAAATCGCATCGGCAAAGAAAAGACTTTCCGAACTGCCGATATACGTTGACGACAACCCGATAGTATCCATGCGCTACATCCGTGCACACTCTAAGAGAATGTCAAAGCAGGGAAAATGCGGATTGATACTCGTAGATTACTTACAACTCGCTGATATGGGCGAAAAGGGGAAAAACCGGGAACAGGAAGTTGCACAGGCGAGCAGACAGGCAAAGATAATCGCGAAAGAGCTTAATGTGCCTTTTATCCTTTTATCCCAGCTTAACAGAGCTTGTGAAGAACGGGCGGATAAAAAGCCACAGCTATCCGACCTTCGTGAATCAGGAGCCATCGAGCAAGATGCAGATAAGGTTATATTCGTTTATCGTCCGGAATATTACAAGCTGAAAGATCCTCATAACAACCCGATAACCGGAGAAGGTGCGCTCATAATGGCTAAACAGCGCAACGGAGCCGTAGGTGACGTGAAATTCAGGTATAATGAAAGTCTCACGAAGATATTCGACCACAACACAAACGAATCCGGAAGACCATTTTAATAAAAAATCACTGAAACAATGAAAACATACGTAATAACACTATCAAAACAGTTTCTTTCCGGACATAAAGAGGCTGGGAAACCGACAAATTTTAGAGATAAATTCTTGCTCGGAATAGGCTGCCCGGACTGTAAAACCCAACAAGACTTATCAGGTGAAAACATATCGCCTTGCAATAGTTGCATAAGAGCGTGTATGTACCCCAAAATACATACAATGCGGTCGAATTATCAACTTTGGGAGTCAAGCGCTAAACATGAAAAACGCAGAGAGGAAAGTCATCAAATTACTAAAAGAAAACAATTTGATAAAGTAATGGAAATAAAAGGAAAAGTTCATTTAATGTTCGAGCAAAGTGGAACTTTCAAGAATGAGTTTATAAAGCTGGGAATACCATCGGAAGATTATGATATCCAAAATAATTTTGGACAAACTGACCACGTTGTAGACTTGTTTGCGGAGATTGAAAAAGCGTATGACGGTAAAGGAAGCGTGTTTGATAGTATTACGAAAGACGATTTGATAATGGCTTTCTTCCCGTGCATTTACTTTGAGTCCATGCAAGCAAATTACTATCAAATGCATTGCAATAACTTATATTGTAAATCTAAAAATGAGCAATATGAAATAGTACTTGAGAGAATAGGTAAAAGAGAGAAGTTCTATTCTTTATTATATAAATTTTTTGCTGTTTGTGATTTCAGGCAGATAAGAATGATATTGGAGAATCCTGCCACACAACCGCATTATCTGTTGTATCCTGCAAACTTTATTCCGTACACATTTGTTGATATGGATAGGAGGAAAAGGGGCGACTACTTCAAAAAGCCTACTGCATATTGGTTCTTTAATTGCGAACCGACAAATGGAAAGAGTTTTCAGAAACCTAAAGAAACAAAAGTAATAATGAATTGTAAGCAAGGAAAAGAATCGGGTATCTGTTCAGAAGAACGTTCGCTAATCTCACAAGACTATGCTCGTAATTTTATCTGCGACTTTATTATTGGCAAGGCACAGAAACATACACAACTTGAATTATTTTAGAAGATGTGCAGAATGTTTAATGAGTTCCGAGAATATTTAAAACTTTAATTAATTTATCGGTGTGTGCTATGGACAAATATGGATCGATAGATCAGAACTGGTATTCTTCCGAAAACCAGAAACATGAAAGGGAGAAAGCGACAGAAGCTTTGAAACAAATGAAAGAACTAGAAAAACAATATGAAAAATCCCGTACTGTGATTATTGAAAGAACACAGTACAAAGGAGTCAGGAAACGGTATTTAAAAACAAAATCATGAATAGAGAAATATTATTCAGAGGGAAGCCTATTGATAAAAAATTCGGTGAATGGGTTGAAGGATTTTATATGGAGGATTTGGATAATGACCGGGTAAAATCGTTTATTTTTAATACCCCTTTACAGATAGAAGTAGATCCGGAAACTATAGGACAATTCATCGGAATATATGACAACGCCAGACGCAAAGCTTTCACTGGAGATTTTTTTAAAGATAACTTTGGAACAATCCTGACGATATTCCAGACACCGGGAGGATTTGCTACAGAATGTAATCCTCTTGCTTTTGGTCATGGATATCAGGGCGGCACAAATCCTTCAATGCCTCTGTCGGATCAACAAACTGCATCTTGGTTTGAAGGTAATTGCAAGATTATAGGCAATATCCACGACAATCCGTCACTACTCAAATAATGGCTATCACATACCCATCACATTAGTAATGTCTTGATATTCTGTTGTTTTGGGTAATGAGTATCATTCCTGATTATCAATTTATCACATAAAAATGGACGCCATCAAATGATGACGTCCGCGCCAACTCCACCACAACAGACACCACAAAAAAAACGTGTCTGCTTTATCTATTCTTACCGAGGTAGACCAATACCCTTACAGAAATAAACTCGCAGACACGTATATACGTAGTCCAACGAGCTTAGTATCTGTATTTTTTATTTTGGTCTTTTCGGTAAGTACTAAACTCAGCTACAACAATTACAAAACAATATGCGCAACTCTTTGCGTGTGGCAAATATAAGAAATTATTCCTGAATTTAAATTAATAGAATAATGGATAAAGAACTACTAAACAAAATCCTGCCTTATTGCGGACATGGCCTGAAAGTGATATATGAAGATTATTTGTGTTGAATCGTTAAAAAATAATCCCTATGCAGAATGATTTTGATTTGTCGGAAAAATGCCGTATGTTTGTTCCGACTATCACATATTAAGGGGCGGTAAGTCCGCTAAAACTGCGGGCATTTTTTATGCCTTAAACTGATATACGGTTTCATTACCCCCGTGTGGAGTGTCAATGCACCCACAGCCCTCTTAGGTGATAGTCAACGGGACAGGATGAAACCGTTTTTATTTTCATCCGCAAATATCAAATTCTTAGAGGGAATGACTATCACGAAAAAGAATTTGCTAACATCGGTACAAGGTATTGATGAAGCACGTTATGGCCACGAAACGGCTAAAACTACTGTAACTATCTCTTCAATAAACGTCGAAGAACTATTGGAAATCTCTTCAACACTAAGAGGCGACGAAGCAATTATCGAGGTATCCAACCTTGTCGAATTTAATCATGATGAACCGGATCTTGAATACGCTTTGAGGTGTGTTTGCCGGTTCTATGCGAAAGTTTCGTATCTTGTTGACAGAATGAAGCAGATATTAACCGAAGAAAAATAACCCACCATGGATGATTATGAAATTATAGAACAGTACGCTGATTACCGTATTGTTCAAAAGAAGTATAATGGGATACCATGTACTTTCCGTCATGATTATTTTGATAATTCTGTCAGAATAAAATTTGACGACAATTTTGCAAGGTGTAATGGATATAGGAATATCAAAGATATGTTCACAAAAAATCCCGACATGAAGCAATCAATTCTAGCTGCTAATTTGGGGATAATTCCCGATTGGATTCTCATAACACCCGATATGGGATTTGTAATATTGGATAAAACTAAATTGAATTAACAATGGGAAATAATATTCAGATATTTAAAAACGAACAGTTCGGTGAAATCCGTACAGTAGCAAACGAAAATAACGAGCCTTTATTTGTTGCAAATGATGTTGCAACAATGCTCGGATATGCAAATCCAAGAGATGCAATTGCTAACCATGTTGATGAAGAAGATAAAGCTACCGTCGCCATTCACGACGGCAGCCAAAACAGGAATATGGTTGTAATTACAGAATCTGGTTTTTATTCACTTGTTCTGTCTTCAAAAATAGAAAAAGCAAAAAAAGTCAAAAAATGGGTAACAAGTGAAGTGCTTCCATCTATTCGTAAAAATGGAGGTTATATAGTATCTTCTGAAGACGATACACCTGAAATTATTATGGCTCGTGCCATTTTAGTAGCACAAGAAACTATTAAGAAGAAAGACGAAAAGTTAAAACAACTCGAAGCTGAAAAAATTAAAATAATAGAAGAAACAAAACCGTGTGTAGTATTCACGGAAAGTGTAAAAGTAAGTAATACAAACATACTTGTACGTGATCTTGCAAAAATTATCACACAAAACGGGATTCCGATCGGGGCCCAACGATTATATGATTGGTTTGTTGAAAAGAAATATCTGATAAGACATAAACGCTGGAGTAAATCCAAAAACAAGTATGCTACTTACTATACCCCCACACAGGCATCATCTGAAAGAGACCTATTTTGGGTATCTGAAAGGCCTATATCTAATCCGGGAGAAACACCTTTTACAGTGTTTACTACTTATGTGACAGGGAAGGGGCAAATCTATTTTGTAAACAAATTTCTAAAACAAAAAGAATTGGTATAAACACAGAGGGGTGTAATGCCCCTCTCTAAAATTAATAAGTTCAAACAACCATGATCCCCAACAAAACTAGTAAAGACTACAAGCGGCTCAAGGAGCTGCTTGATAAAGGAGAAAAAATAACTGTATTTTTCTTGCATAAATCAGGGTATGGAACTGAGCATAAAATACGCAAAACAGCAGAAAAGAAATATAACGAAATAACACACTGTGACGGATATTTTATAGGCCCAATGACCATATACCCTTTCAGTCAAAAACCTTTTGAATACTACTGTGAAAAATACAATGTTGAATTTATAGAGCCAAATTTATGAAAAACCAAGTTTTATCAATAAGTCAAATGAGACATCTAAGGGACTTAGGTGTTGATACACAGGAAGCTAGTGTTGTACATCTCTTTAAAGATGAAGAGGAGAATTATATAGATTATGACGAAGCAGAAACTTTAAGGGAAGAAATCGTAGTATTAGACAGATACTATGATGCTGAAATGGGGAACTATGACCATTCACTTAGAATGGATTATGGAGTGTTTACTCTTCAAGATTTATTAGACAAACTTCCTCATAGTATTACAAACGATAGGTTAAATGGTCTTACAATAGAAAAGTTATCAAATTGTTGGGACGTATATTATGAAGTTATTGGATTTATTAATAAAGAAGTTATTAAATCTATCCGTCGTGAGACATTACTAGAAGCTGTTTATGAAATGCTTTGTTATCTTGCTGAAAACAAACTTTTAGAAAAGGAGAGAAAATGAATTTAAATAACATGCGCGAAGAAGCATTTAAAATAGCCTGAAAGAAAACAAACACAAGAAAAAACTAAACTTCTATAATATGAAAGTTTATATAATCCTAATCCATGAAATACCTTTTGTTCATGATATTATGGACAAAGTGGACCTTACAGAAAGAGGGAGTAAAGTGTATGTCAAATTCAGGACGATTAAAATGGAATCACATGATGAAAGTGAAGATAATTTCAAGAAAATAGTAGAACATATATGTTTTAAGCAGCATAAAGAACTTCAAAATCCGGATGGGATAGGTAAACCTGTATTTGTATATGCTGTCTCAAACAAATCTCATCGTATTGTTTATTTCAGGAAAGGCATAAATCAGATCTCAGACGGTGAAAAGATATATATGTTTGATGATGTGATTTCTCATTTCTTATCTGTTCAGACAGATAACATGAGAAGAGTTATGAATGTCGGGAATGAAATTAATGGAAAATTTTGTCCGATAAAATGCTATAAATACTAATACTTAAAGATGAGAAAAATGACTAGTATAAATCTATGTAGATGCCCTTATCGTGGATCTTGCCACTACGAAGCAGTGAATTTTATATCCGCATCTAGTTGTTACTAGATTGATCGATGGAGGCTGTTTTGGTATGACTATAGTTTAAATATTTAAATAAAAAGCTATGACACAGGAAGAAAAAGATATCTTATTAAAAGATTTAAGTACAAGACTTCCATATGGAGTTAAGGTTCAACTTAGTACAAACGAGGTTGGTATACTGCATCAGGTAGCAAAAAGAACTTGTACTGTATTTATAAAAAACAGGATTACTCCTCCTGATTTTTTCGATGTACGTATAAATGATATTAAGCCGTATTTATTCCCATTGTCTTCTTTGACGGAAGAGCAGAAAGAGAAACTTGCAGATATGGAAATAGTATCTGAAGAATTTCTCGGTGTAAAGGCAGTTGGTTTATGGCAACAGATCGCAGTGGAGGAAGACATGTTGGTACACAAATAGAACCTCTATACTGTCATAAAGCTACAGTAGAAGAACTTATAGAACATTTTGGTGGTGATAATGTAGGGAGCAAATAAAATAATCCTTTAATAGAAACATTTTCGAATATGAGAAAAGCAAAAATAATAAAAGGAGACCTATGTCATATCCTGTGTGATGATGAAGTATATGTACATGAGTGAATTTATTGAGGAATTAAATGAATAACCTTATTTATCTGCCTAAATTTCATGCTGGGCAAAAGGCATATCTACATTATGGTGTTGGTTCATGTTTCCTTGTAAAAATACTAGATATATACAGATATAATGAAGAGTGGTACTATGATGTTGATGCATCATCTTATAGCCGAGGTATGAAATTAGGATACGTGAGTGAGAAATATCTTACGAAAAAAAGTTATCAAAAACCTGATTGTAGATACTCAACAAAAACGATTCAAAAACTAAATGAATAAATATGAAAGCACTTGAAATTTATAAACCTCCATTCCGGATATCAGAACCATACATATTCTCATCTAATGGTGTTATGGCATTTATGATCCTTACAAGAAACAATGAACTTATCAGGAATATTTGTGATACACTAAGCAATGAAGATACACATCTGAATTTGGGAAATATAACGTATGCAAACGATGTGTTCATACAAAAAGATAACGAAAACATATTATTATTGCGTGGATGGGGACATTTAACCGGAGGAGGAGCTTTGAACTTACCAGATAAAGAAGCTATCCAGATACAAAATGAATTTCGGGACTGGGTTATTAGCAAATTAAAGGGAAAGAAGTAGCGAGGTTAGTCCTCGCTATTACTTAGTTTGTTTCCTTCTAGGTGGTATTTTGGGAGACTTCATTCCGTCAATATGTTCAAATAGAGAGTTATCTACATGAGCCATCATAGGATCCAAGATAAAATCAATGCCTTCCCTTCTCGCTAATTTAGATGCTGGAACAAAATCAGCATCACCAGATATAAGTACAATTCTATCAACAAAATGCTTTAATGATAAAGAAGCAATATCTACCCCTATCTTCATATCTATACTTTTTTGCCTTAATTCGTAATAAACATCACTTTCTTGTAAGTCCTCTATTTTCAATGAACCAGATAATAATTCCTTTATTTTATTTGGTCTTATTTGCCAATTGCCAGAATCCTTAAGATATCCTAGTCTAAGTGCAACTTTTCTTTTTTGTTTTAAGGCTTCAAATATTTTATTCCTAAATATAGCTTCAGGACTTCTCTCAAAAACAATACATTTTTTAGAAATAGGATTATGAACTCTTTTTGAAAAAGGTACACAGTCGTAGAAAAATATACGATAAAGATAATTTTCTTTCCCAACATGTGAATGAGCTAATGTATAAATGTCATCAGCAACTTCCTCAGGAGTTTTGTTTTTTCCCTTATTATATAAATAATTATATCTTTTAATAAAAAATCCTCCGTCTATTAGAACAGCTATTTTGACTGGTGCACTAAAATTAGATTCTGGCTTATTGTTTGATTTCATATCATTATAAAAAACAAAGGCTCTTGGGTCGGCATGCTCATTATTAAACCAAAATTGGTAGAACATACGAAGCCAAGAGCATAATTATGCCACAAATATAGATTCTGGAAATATGATTTACAAACAAAAAATCCAGAAAATCATTTTATAATGGCATTTTTAACATATACGCATCAACATTGCATAAAGTTACAAAAAAGAGGGGACACAACTCCCCTCTCACATCTTCCGATATGTTCACGACTAAATATTTACGCGGCCTTACAGGCATCTTAAAGCAAACAGGGCTATTTCGCTGATATAGCTGCTTGCTGCGTTGTCGGCAATATTGATTAATATTTCAAAACTATCGGGCATAATATTTTATTTCATAGTTGCGAATGAACCCCTTGCACAATAAATAAACTACAACCGGGAACATCATTTCAGCAATATCTCCGTTTATATAACAAATTTCCTCTCCTTGTAAATTAAATCCACTACTTACCGCAATATGAACTGACAGATGGTGCAGTTCATGCGTGATCAGATTAAAGTACTTTGCCGGACTAATAGAAATTGCAAATATGACCACTGATTCCCGGTAAAAATAGTTACTGAATGCAAGACCATTATTTACATTTCCGCTTGTCAGGTTTTTATATGCATTTTTTAAATCCGATTCACTACAATTTAACCCATACAAGGCGTTCATAATTTCATCTACGTGATACCTTGTAACCGGATAAAAGGCGGTTATATTCCATTTTTTACCTTTTACGTAAATATGGAATCGTTGTCTGATCATAGAAAATCACTCCATTCTACTCCGCATCCATTGGCTACCATCGTAGCGTACCATCTTCGCATAATAGTTCCATCAGCTGCATCAGGGTCATCGATTGAATCTTTTACAAATAAAGCAAGCGATTTATCGTCTGGGAGACTAGATTTATAAAAATCTGCTCTAGCCATATTTGCAACGTACACATAATCATAAAGTGTATTATTTTCCAGTTTCACACCGTGCTTAGCGAGAAGTTCGTCAACCTGATCTTTGCTCATTGGTTCTATTGGTTCAAGCCTGCCAGTTGCGGGATTTTTTTTCTTCATTAAAGAAATTGCATAATCGCATGTCTTTTTATCAAAATGCCATCCCCTGAAACTAAGATACCGAGACATTGCTATCGGTCTGTAAAAATCGTATGTATCTAATGCTTGTTTACACATATTATTTAATATTTAAGGGGGGATGTTTCCACCCCTCCAGGTGAACCTGTTTACATAAACCGGGGATCAAATCCCTGTCCGCCGAAATTATTCCGGAACCATTGTCCGACATTTTCGCCGTAACCACCTTGGCCCATATTCTGGCCCATGCCTTGTCCAGAATTTTGACCATATCCCTGATTGCCGCTTCTTTGGCCCATTCCCTGCCCCATTTTATTGAGCAGTTTATGTCCTTTTTTCAGGAAATCCTGTAATTCTTCTGCGAATTCTCTTATTTCTTCATTCATAACATGATAATTTTAAAGTTAATTAATTGAGGAGTTCTTTCAACTCCCCTAGGTCTTCCGACGTGAACTTAATACAACCCAAGCTACCTATAAACATATCTAACAAGAAATTATGAGGCATATCTACGATGGCCTGGCCTTTTCCTACTGTAACTTTAACCATCCCTAATTGATACTCCCTAACGTCCATTTCTTCAAATAAAGAGACAAGATTATCAACCATAACATCGCTGTCTATTGTTCCGTCTTCTCCGGCAATAAACAAAAATCCGGTATCAAGCCATCTGTTGATAAGTGCATCCTTCCTGGCTAGTAAATTACTTAACCCATTTTTAAAGAAAGTGCGCGTATGTGCTTTATCCGGAAAAAGAGAATCTATTTTACTATTTCCCCAGGATTGTACTGCGGTTTTAATTTCACCTTTAAACTGGTTCAAATCCTCTTTTTTCATTTCTTGCCTCCTTTCTGTCGTTTCATTTTCTGATACTCAGAATAGGGAATATCAGAATACTTTTCCTTATATTCCTGGAAATCGTTGATCTCCTTGTCAACCTCAGTAGCAGCGGATTTTCTAAGCCTTTTTACAAGCGTCAGATGATTCTCTAGGGCATCCTTACCTTCTTTTGAGCCTTCTACCACCGGGCGCATCATTTGCATGTATTTAGCTTGAAGAATAGACATTATCATATTCTGACTTTCAATAAATTCTTCATTGTTTGTTACGATTTCAAATTCCTTGTCAGTCATTGCTGATACAATGCTTTCGATTTCGTCCCATATAGGAGTCTGGCTTTGTTGTGGTTGCTGGACCATCTGATTTTTTGCTCTTTGCATCGCTTGTTTTTTCTGCTCCAAAGCGGCCTGCATCCGCTCTATCTCCTGATATCGTTCTTCCATGTTATAGGAAGATTGGTTTAAAAGGGGATCGCTGCTTCCGTTAAAGAAAAAGTTATTTCCTGGCATGGCTATTTAGTTTTTTGTTTTCTACGTTTATAAGCTCTCTTTTGGGTGAGCATTTTAGGCTGCCGGAGTTGATCCTCCACTTGTCTGGTTGCGAAAGCAGCAATAACTTCCGATACCCGTAATAGTAGGTTCGGTAGGTACTACTACTACACCTTCAACCATTTTGCAGGTCTTGCGGTCTACATAGTTAATTCCGGCGGTGAATGCTTTTTCAATTTCACACTGAATCAGTTTATCCTGATAGGGACGGACGGCATTGCTAATCGCTACTTGTGCTTTCAGATCACACAGTTCCTTCCGGGTTTCATCGTCTTTATCACGGGTATACTTGTACAGGCCGAACAATTCAGAATTCAGACGGTTATTAACCGCGTCGATATTGTCCCGGTTGTTTTTATACAACCCAAAATCGGCGTCTACCATCGTCTTGTACAAGCTGAATTTTTCAGCAATGTCTGTTTCACGGTTTGCTGCAATAGCCTGCATAGAGCCCAGTTTTAATCCCCACATTGCATTTGTCAATTCCAAAGCATCTTCACATCCTTTTTCCCATGCTTGGAAAGAAGTAGGGGCAACACAACCATTCCCGGCCCCAGTGCCGTATGCGTTAATGTTTACATTTGCAGGAGTACTAGCACCTCCGGAGAAACCAGCTCCACCGCCTAGGATTGAACCAATACCATTGCCACGTCCCCAAAGAGCGGCAGCGCCGAGGACAGTACCGATAATACCCAAGGTAAGGCCGGCATTCGCCCGCTCTCTCGTAGAGCGACGATTTTCACCGCCTTCCTCATACACTTTCTTTTCGATAATTTCCATATAATTAAAGAATTTTGATTATTCCGGCACTATTGCCGGATATCCCAAAATTCGACATAAATAGATGTTTTGTAAAAAGTTACATTCCTATATAATAGAAGTTTGAGGACTTTAAACAGAATAAATTTCCAATAAAAAAGAAAGTTTGATATGAATCAGTCCGCACAATAATAAATCTTTGCCCACGGACTAAACAAAAAAAAACTCCTTCCGGAGAATCAGAAGGAGTGTATTGAGTAGTTGCGCTTATTCTTTTTCCATTTCTATTTCAACATAATTTCTATCATATTTGCAAGCATTCCCTGTGCCCAAATCTATAGCCCAAGCAATTATATTTAAAAGATTAATACAAGAAACACCGTTAAATCTTGTGTTTAGAAAGAACGGTTCATTTTTATATCCTTCTTTTTTAGCCATCATATTCACTGATGATAGCTCTTTACCGATCTTTGTTGTAAATGTCCCATCATTTTTAGTTTCCCCTAATTTTACTCCATCTTTATAAATACCTACTTCTGGCATTTTTGCGTCAAAAGTTATGGCTTGTCGGGATCCGGTAAATAAGGTCGCACAGCTTGAAAACAACAAACAAGCACAACAAATGGATATAATCTTTTTCATACTAAATAAATTTTGATTGTTAATTGCCGCAAATATAATCAAAAAAATACCCCACCCCTATTTGTTAAAACATATAAAATAATTGGGATTACATTTAATTTAGATTCATTCTGATTTAAATCAAGGAAAATATTATTTATGTGAAAGGTTTTCAATGCTTGAACGTATAGCATCTACTTGTTTTTTATGCCTTCTCCTTGCAATAATATGTATATATATGTCCCGGTCTGCGTATGCCGTTATGGTAGTATCTACAATATCTTTCAATGATTTTGCTTTTACATATCTTATGAACATTGCAGAAAAAAGGTCACTTCTGAATTTTTGAGGTGTTATTTCCATGTCCCTGCGCTTTACATCATGTACATCATCGCAATAAAAATATAGCATTGCATTCTCATTGTCAAGAAGCACCCCGGCAATGAACGTGGATATTTTTGACAATATGCCAGAATTTGTATATTGTTCGCCGGATATTCGCTCAAGAGTAATGTCCAATATTTTAATATTGCCCAACTCTTTCATTATCTCATCAGGCAAATTTTGACAATCTTCTATACGGATAAGATATTCATTCCCGAAATTGTCACTTATTGGATAAGTTATTATCATTTCGAAGTAGAAGCAGGGAAATAGATATCTTTTTTGCTACGCAATTCTTCAATTTTAGACATTTTATGATCACGTAGTTTGTTGAAAAAATCAACAAGGGCTGTCGATGTATTTTTTACAACGAATGTTTGCGAATATGATTTTTTCTCTTTCATTTGGATATCTGTTTGATGATACAAATGTATAAATTCTAATCCACATAAATAGTCAACACATCTACATTTTTGCAAATAATTCTCAATTTAGAATCATTCCAAAACATCATTCTGTTTTTTCCCTATGATTTAATATGTCAGCAATCGTTTTGTGACACAGCCCGGTCTGTTCCTTTATTTTATCGTATATGAAAGAGCGTGGAAGCAAATGGAAAAAATCTGAATATTTTTCTGAGTTTTTTAATTCTTCATATATGCTGATAACTTGTTTGTTACGCACCATCGTACTCGGCCTTTGTAATTTTTTCATAAATTTTTTCTCAAAAAAGTGCAACCAATAAAAATCCTGTCCGTAAAACTCCCCGAAAGAAGTCTTACAGACAGGATGTAGTGGTGGTACGCTATATTTTTGAAGTGGGGCTTCTTTTTATATTTTGCCCCGGATAAACCGGATAATCTTTAATACTGACGGTATACTGAATGCTGCTAGTAAAATGATAAGCCACCACATAATGCTTGGTACTTTGTTTTTTACAACTTCAACCGGATAGGGGACCGCGATGCTATCTGTTTTGCTTATATTTACCGTATCATGCATAAGCCTATCACGATACACAATATGATATTTGTCCCTGAAAACTGTATCGCCTTTAACAAGAACAAATACACTGTCGCGTACATAGATACTATCCCGCTTTATCTTGTCAATGTATTCTTTCTCTGTCTTTACTGTCTCTACCGGCACGTACTGAATACTCCGGCAGGAGAATATAGAAAGGGCTATCAGTATAATTATTATCCTCATTTTTCTGTTTTTTCTTCTATGTCAATAATATCAGACTTCCGCCTGAAAAATTTAAAAATATCGACCTTTACATGCCGACCGTGAGCTTCAAAGTAATTCCCATAACAAGAATTTATTTCAAAACCATATATAACCAATAAAACAATCGAAGGAAGTAACGGAATATCAAAAGGTATCCCAAATGCTTTTCCAATAGCCCCGGCAAGAAGAATCCAACATAAGTAATCTACCATCTTATTAATAGTCCTTCTCCCTGCCCGTGAAAACCGGATCTTTTCACCTCTTTTCCTAGCTGCTGCTATCCCAAACCTTAGGTCTACAATAATTAATATCAGTGCAAGCAGCATAAACCATTTTAAAGGCTCAATAAAATCCATAAAACCACTCATGAATACTGATACCGTTGCCGAAATTGTGTTTCTTTCACTCATAATTTTAATTTAAATGTGGTACTTCTATCCCCTCCCGAAACATTGTTATAAACAATATCTTTTATAGTTCTCAACAAACTCCTTAACGGTCCCTCTGCCTAATGGCGTATTGTAATATTGTTTCCAGTATTCACCCATCGCCCAAACATCCTTATTCGAAGGTAATGCCTCCTTTACACGCAAATAATGTATGCGGGCCATACAGATCATCAGCTTTTTGTTATCTACAAGCATCTCAGGCTCCAAAGTGACAACACCGGATGCTTTCATTACTTTCCCCATTAGTTCCGGTTTATGCCGGAGAAAATTAACCACAATATCATTGAAGGTTGCCGGCTCCATCTGCCCATATCCTAAAGCCGGACCACCGCCAATTTGCCGGGTGTACTTAAAATTGCTTTCCTGAGCAAACGTCCCCATGATAAGATCTCTTGCATTGTCAGAGTACAAGCCTGTTTCTTTCAGCGTTTCGGTTATTAACCTTCTCCATTCCTCTTTGTTCATATTGTTTTATATTTCTAAATTATTCTTTTGTATTCTCAAAAAAAAACTTTGTAAATTTGCAACATAAGATTGACTTGGGGTTGCTTGGGAAATATTTATAGAGGTCGCGAGGGCGGCCTCTTTTTTATTTGTTTTTGATTGCAGAGATAATAGCGTTTTTAATAAAAACATGCCAGGTTGAATCCATTATTGAGGCTTTGAATAATTCTGTCTCATTTTCATTCATATCCACAGCTTCCCCGTTGAATATCTTTTTGGCAATTTCATGCATTTCAATTGTGTTTGTGCACACATACACGGCATTTCCGACAAGTTGATGAATGCCTTTATTTTGATTCTCTTCCAGCAATTGGATATAATTATTACCTAACAAATCAATTGCTGATACATCTTTTACGTCAAAACTATATTTCATTTTGTTAGTAGTTAGTGAATGTTTCAGTAATCTTTCTATAAAATTCCGTAATTAATGGAACAATCCCCTGAATAATACCCAAGTCAACATTTGATCCGTTAATCGAATTGAAATCCTCGGACTTAGGATTGTATTTAAGGGTTGCATTCATGAATTTCTTCCCGTCGTCCAAGTATCCGTTTGCTACTACGGAGATAACTTCCGGTGCTTGCTCTTTTTGATACTCTGCACTCAGCGATACATTTATATTCTGTACCGTTGCCGTTGCTTTTGCTGAAATAAAATAGTTAATTTCCATGTTTTTTATAATTTATCTGTAACTTAATTGTCCGGTTGATCTATTTATACATAGGTAATAATTCGAAGCCCCTGAAATATTTGGTATGTTATTAAGATTTAAATATATTTGACCTCTAAAGATAGATGTATTATTAACTGTCATTTTACCACCGAATAATACATCTCCAGAAACTACCTCTATCGCAAGAGGTGGATTAAATGGAGTACCGTAATATCTGTTCTCAGCTTGTATTCTTAAGGCAGTAACTATTGAAGATGATCCATTATTATACGATGTTTCCTTGGCAATTATTTCCAATCCAGTTATATGACTTATAAAATCTCCTACTGCTGTTATTATTCCGGCTTGCATTCCACCTATTGAAGGGGTAAGTACACCAGCCCCTGATGCATATACAGAAAAACCATTTTTAGCATAACAAGAGCCTATTTTTGAACTCGCATTGAAATCAGATGATCTCAATCCATTATTGCTTAATTTCAGTCCGGCAATTTCTCCTTCTGTCGCTGTAATTTTTCCTGTAAACTCTCCCGACGTTGCTATTATCCTTCCATGTATTTCGGCGTCAGAAGCAACAAGTTGGCCCGATTCTGTTATAACGACTTTCCCACTTGCTGTTGTCAGATTCTTTACAGTAATATTTCCTTCTATAATCGCGTCTGATGCAAACAACCGTCCGGCTTGTGTCACGACAAAATTAGCTTTTGTACCATCTCCCCCTGAAACACGCCTTATTGCTGAATCCAAATCACCTCCAGCGTAGAACCTTATACTGTTGTCTGTATCTCCGATTCCGCAAATCCCAGCTCTTTCATTCCAATTTACGCCATTCTGTTTCGCCCCTACTTTTATCAAACTAGTTGAAATAAGACCACCTTCTATTGTAGTTTCCTGTTTTAAAGCTATTTTTAAATAATCAAGTGCTTCCAAGTCGGGAACAGGCCTGATTACCGAAGCAACAGGAGCAACAGCTGTCCCATCTGGAGCCGTATAACGACTATCGTGTACTACTGCTACACAATTGTTCCCGATTTTAAATAGGTACCTACCACCTCCACGAAGATAAATAAGTTCTTCGCTACTACTGGTTAGTTGCCCAATACTGCCGGCAGGATGTATATTTTGCTCAGTAAATCTATATTCGAAAACCTCAATTGTTCTTTTAATAGTAAATACCCCATATCCACTCCCGTTACTACGCCATACACAGTTCATTGAAAAATAACCGTCGCTATGTGTTGCCCATTCTGGTTTTGAAGCAGCCCACATCGCAGTAACTTCTATCATTGTCTCATAAGTTGGTATTCTAATAGTTACTGGATAATATGTGTCCTGATCCCACTTTTCAGCCCTTAAGTCGATCTCTGTTTCACGATATGTTTTAAGAGTTGTGTATTCTTTTGCAGCATCAATTGCCGCAGATGAAATAGCATTTAGGATTTCTTGCCGTTTCGGATAATATGCAGCTATATTAGAATAGTCTGACGATATTGTAATGTTTTCCGGAGACGAAGCAGTATATTTTGTAAGTGCCGTATTAGCCAGGGAATATGCATTATTATAATTTATCCAAGCCGCATTGTCGGTTAGGCTATATTTTTCCACATTGGCTTTTATCTCTTTATACTCAGCCTGAATATCTGCCTGCTGCTGTCTCATTGCGGGTTTTTCAGGAGGAGATATAAGAGAATCAGAGGCCCAGTTATTTAGCTTGGTTGTTGCTTCTGTTGCAGTTATTTGAGCATTTTCTGCGGTTTGCTGGGCTAACTTTGCGGCACTATTGGCAGCGTCTATACCAGTCTGTTGTTCAGCAAAAGAAGGAGTCCAAACAGGGGCGGGCAGGAAACCTTCTACTAGCATCACTTCGGTGAACTTTACAGAGTTACCGGCGGTTGATCCGCTAACACCGGCATAACATAGTAATAATCCTTCTTGTTCAGTGAAATTATTATATGTAATTAAAAAAACTCCATTCTTATCTGCATTTAACATTGGACATAGCGCAGCAGTTATATCTTTATCATACAATACAAAAGTATATTTACTAGGAGTACCTGCTAAATTCTGAATATTACCTGCATTTACGTAATATACCGTGTTGGGCTTTATTTTAGATACATATAATTCCTTACGTACCCAGTTTCCTGTCCCACCTGTAACAGTAAATTCCTTCGTCCCATCCGCCAGATTCACATTATTTGCCCCTGTCTGATCTTCTTCTGCTACTGGAAAGCCTTGCAGGGGCTTGTTGCCTTCGATTAGGGAGATGTTGTAGATACATGAATTATTTTTAGCTTCACCATAAGATGAAGATATTTTCTGCACTGTTTTCCCGGCTTTCGTAATTAATCTGGCGATTGTTTTTGTGATTATTGTTCCTGCTAATCCATGCCATTCTGCCGTTCCATCAGTGTAAAATATCCTGAAAGCAAGTCCATCGTAATTTTGTACTGCTGCAAGTTTCCATTCAACAGATAATACATACTGTGTATCGGGTTTGAATTGCAAATCAAATACCGGATTAGCAATTTCATTGCTGCCCGCCCAATTTTTATGCAGTAGTCCTTCATTTATCCTGAGATACACCCCGTCTGCATCCTGCCCCCAGACCGCAATATTCTTGTTCTTCTCATTCCACTTCAACATCATTTTTTTGGATATAAGGTTCTGGGAACCGATCTGTATCCCATCCACAACCTTTCCCGCTTCATCTATTGCAATCTGCTTCTGATCGTTTATGGAGGGGGTCCACAATAGCGAAGTTTTATTGCCTAATACTAGTTTTACCCACTCTATTTCAGATTCAACGGATACACTATTAGGCATTGGATATATTCGAATAAATGTATTATCAACAGCAGGCGTCCCTAACGTCCATTTAAAAGTTTTCAAAGCAATATAATCTGTATCGGGACCACCAGGATAAAAACTAGCCAATACAACATTCCCTCCAGAATTGTAAACACCCCAGCTTGTTTTATTCGCCCCTAATTTGCCTTTAATAACAATTGTACATTCTTCTCCTTGTTTGGGTTTATAGTCTCCTAAGTAAATTGTCGCTATTGGATAGCCAGTATTCTTCCATCCCTTGTTACTATTGTCAAGAAGGTTGGTTTCTCCTACTTGGAGGTTGTCCAGGTTACTCTGCACGTCTCCGATGGACTCTTCCACCGTTTTGCCGGACAATAAACGGAAGATACCTTTTAAATAAACATTTTTACCATAAAATCCGCTACCTTGAAGTTGTCCGAAATCAGGATCATTAATACCTCTCAAATTACCCTCACGAACATCTTCTTTCCCTTCAAGAGAATAGCTGTTTACGTTAGAATAATATGCAGTATAGGGAGCATCTGAACCATAAGAAGTAGTAAGGACTGCATTCTGACGGTTTTTGTCAGTTCTGTTACCAAACTGAATAATTTCATCTTCCACCTGTGGAATCCCACTGCCGGCTTCACAATCTGTTTTACTCAGAATAAAATAATTATCACCAACTTCCGTTACAAGACGCCAGTATCTGCTAATATTTTTTCCGGTAAATACCTGATGTAAGGCCTGGTCTCCCACTATAAAAGGATTCGGTATCGTCCCATCATCATTGTTAAATAAGCATTTGTAACCATCTTCCAATTCCTCTACCTCTGATATTCTTACTCCACCTCCCGGGGTCGTGAGCATGCTGCCATTTACCGAAGTAACCTTCTGTACAATTATTTCAAAAACATGCATTGTCTTGCGGACTATGAGTTCGCTTACCTCCAAAACACCATTCCAAAGCCTGTGGCCGACACCTAATAAGCCGGAAGTAAAGTTTTTGGATACTACTTCATCCGTCGTGACTGGTCCATTCGAATCCAATCCCGACCTCAGCGACATTTTCTTAAGTTCTGCGTTCCCTTCTTCATCTATCATACCTCCGGACTCTTCAGGAGTGTAAAGCCCGGTATGTATGCCTTTTAAAAATTTTACCAGATATTTAGCCGAATCAGGCTGGTCTTTCCTAATATAATGTTTGGAGGTTTTGGCAAGTATATCACCGCCATATCCTCCGCCCTGAATATTCCCGATAATATCGCCTGCTATTTCAGTAATCGTGCTCCTCAAAGCAGAAACGTTGGCTGATAATTTATCAGTCAACTCCACGGATATATCGTATAGGCAATTCTTGTCCGCCTTACAGGTAAATGAATTGACATACATAAGGTATTCACGGTTATTATACTTTATGTATATTCGTGCATTCTCATTCAGCATATCCCATAAGTAAATGTTATCAGCGAGAAAAACACGTGAGAAGTTTACGGAGAATGTGAATTTCTCATCATTGTTCTCCGACATATATTTTATTAATGCTTCATCTAATCTTTTTTCCGCGGCAAGAACAAGAGATTTTGGCATCTTAATACCTGTAATCACAAACTTATCTCCAATAGAAGGTTTATAGTTGTTTGTGGCATTAGGCATAACAACCCCGAAAGTGGTATTGTCTTTTTTTACCGCAATCCAAACCGAATTTGTAGAAGTGTTTTGTTGTCTTTCTACATATTGGGATGTTTGAGAAGTCACCTTTTGTTCAAAATCTCCGGCTGGTAAATTTCCGGAAGAATCTACCAATACAGGGTTAAACGCCCTTTGGGGTTCGCTATCCTTATAAGTTACTCCTATCTCAAACGCACATGCGGCACAATTACCGGTAGTCATGTTGATTACGGCAGTTCCCCCCTCTAATCCTTGCTCGAAAAGGTTAAACCCGTAATCTCCGTTATAGATATGTAGCTTGATGTAGAAGTAAGAATGCACATATTCATCTGTACCGTTGAATACATTGTTGCCTTCTCCCGTACCCAATTCATCACTGTCATTTTCATCGAAAGCAATGTCGGCTATCTCTCCGAATAACTGACCGGATGCGTTGGTAACACCCTCTATGGTAGGCTTTATGTCGCTAAAGTCGACCTTGAACTCTTTTACCTTATGTGGCGAATATTGGTTTTTGAATGAATAATAATCGTCCGTTCCGGGTATTTTGTATGTATTGTCCAACGCATTATAGTATCTTTCCGCACCTCCACTTTCCCGGTAGATAGAAGGCATAAGATTTTGACATTGATCAATATTCCCTGTCTCATCATCGTTCGGATAGTAGAAAGGAATATTGTCAGAGCTGCCGACACCAGTAACACGGTTTACTATCTTGTAATTAGCATTTGTTTTTTTGATTGATACAAGACCTTTTCTGTATTCAAAAGGAGTTGATATCACATTCTCCGTATATCCTATATGACATACCTTACCGACAAAGTAATAAGGAAGTTCATATATGGTATATATGGACTGGAGGGCTTCTGCAAGATATACATTGTCGAGAGACACAAGTTTGGAATCGGAAGCAATATCATCGTCAATGACTACAGAATAATCTATACCTGATTTTGTCATTGAAGCGTTAAGGCGACCGACAAACTCGTTTATGTCACCCATAAACTTAACGGAAGTGGAATTAGAGTGATAAGTGTCTGCTCCAGCCGTCACCACATCCATGAAATATACATTCTCCAGCACTATACGCTCTGAAACGAATTGAAGCTCATGCTTGTACAGAACGCTCTTATTGTCTTTCGATGAAGTAGGTGTCTGGTCCACATAGTATTTCTCGCCTCTGAATTCCACAAACTCCTCTCCGCTCCACAAATCATCCAGACACATAGGGTGATTCAGCGTAGCCGTAAGTGTGGGAGTACCAGCCATCCGTTGCGCCGTATAGGTGTACTCACCTAATTTTGCAGGCGTATCAGCATTCGGGAACTTTATTTTACTTCCTTGCGCGTCAAGTTTGAATATGTACAGACTTTCCTTTTCCATTTATTCTTTTACTACATCAATTTGTTCCGTAACTCCTTTATTCTTTTTTTGTTGTTTCTCCAACTGCTTTTGAGTTTCCTCCTTTTCCTTTGCTATACGTTGTTCTTCATCGGGAACGGATTCAGTGTTCTTCTCAATGGCTGTTTTCGTGGAAAGAATGCCGGATTGTTTCATTGAGATAAGCATGTTGTTATATTCGGTAGCACTGAAAGGCTGCCAAATCTTGAACTTGCAGCTAACACGGAGCCTAGCAAATTCAGTAACCGCATTTACATTATCACCACTCCTTACAAGTTCTTTGGCCAGTCCCTCCTTAAACAGACGCATCATCTTGTCTGCGAAATTCTGCCATTCAATGACACCCTGTTGAGCGTTCTTTAAATCCAAGTCACGAGTCAGAGTGATAGCTAGCCCGCTTATGTCACCGCTTGACTTGACATCCTTAGGCAAAAGGAATGTACATGAGGTGTTTATCTGAATCTTCTCAAACAAATCCTGTAAGCTGTCAAGCATCCCTTGCGGACTTGGAGGTGATTTGAATTCAGCACTTCCATTACCATCCATAGACTTATCTTGGAGAATAATGTTCCCAGCAAGCTTTTTAGTTGTATCAGAAAGATTACCTTTTATATATAGTATGCCCCATCCATTACGCTTCTGAATGACAAAGAAGATATTATAAATAATCTCGAAAATTTCTATAAGGCTCTGACCGTTATTCCACGCCACATTACCACGTTTGGTACACAATGGGATCTCACTGAAACCGTGCTCTACCGGGTTTTCCCTTATCCAGCCATCTTCATCCGCTCCATCGCCCGAATTACGCATACGATACATATACTTGTCGTCATAGCTGTCTATGTATTCCACTCCGTTATCATCGGCATAGTAAACACTTTCAAGAAGTCTGTCACCGTTGTTGTCATTATGGGATATGATAACGTAACCGTCCTCATAGCTTATCAGGCGGCATTTGATACGTCCTTTATAGTCATAGTAGAATAAAAGTCCTGCATCTCCCGTAGCAAGCTGCGTGCGGACTGCTTTTGTGCGCCATCCGTCCATATTTCTGTCAACCCAATACTCTTTGATAGTGGAATAATTTTCCTTGTCCCTTTCAGATGGATTTCCACCTCTCAAAGACAACACACAAGGATTACCGCACAAATAGATAACGTGACTTGCAAGTATCTGCTCTTGAAAAGCCAGTGCCGTGCGTTGGAACTTGATTTCCTGATAACCTCCGTCCTCCAGCTTCACGCAAATGCTCGGCAGATTGGCGTCAAACAGGACATCATGGCTCATCGGGTCAAGCTCTTTCAGGAATCTTCCCTGAGTGACAATCGTTTTCCTGACATCCGGAAGGCGTGCGGTACGCGTCTCGATAACGGAAGCGGTTTGCCCTTCGGAATAATCATTAACGGAAGGAGTATCGCTGCCTCTGAAAAACGGCTTCTTCTGTAACAGGGCATTTATGTTCCGTAATAAATATAACTTCTTCTCTTCCCGTGTCATTTGTCCGCATCAATTAGGTTGTAATACTTCATACATGCTTCCTTGCTCGGCATGGCAGAACACTCTCTAGAAGTCCATTTGCAGATGATGTCGTGCTTCTGTGGAACAACAATAATTCTTCGTTGCCCCTCTTCTTCCTCAATGTTGAACTTGTCGTTCAGCTTCACACGTGCATCAAGAACGACTTTGCTTGCTTTGATGAAAGTATCAGAATCTCCGCCTGCCTTTGCATCATCGGCAATCTGTTTCATTTCCGCAATTTCCTTCAAAAGAGCTTCCCTGTTTTCATCTTTGGATATGGTTGTTGCCGCGCCTATCCCGAAAGGCTTCAATTTTTCCGCAAGCGCTAACAATATTTTATCCGAAGGCCTACTGTCCTCTTGGTAAGCCACTTTCTCGGCAATATATTTATCTGAAAATGTGTCACACATCGCCAGATAAGCCACGTCCCTTACCTTGGCTTCAATACCCTCTGTTTTAAGGGAATTGATAATATCCTTTATGTCGTTATGCCCTATCATATCCTAATACCATAAATGTTCATCGTAAATGCTTCCTTCCATTGTCACTCCTTTAGCCTGCCTGGATTCCTCCACGCTATTGTAATACCCTGCCTGTACCTCATTACCGTATTCTATGTTTGCACACGGCAACATCCGCATTGCGCATGGGTCTAATAAGTCCATAGACCTTCCTTTCCCCAACATTTGGTTCATCTTCTTCTTGTTCCAAAGCCGTTTCTTCCCGCTCTGCATATCGTCAAAACGCACAACAGAGCATTCTTCCATAAACTCATTCTCCACCGTCACCTTGTATTTCAGATTTTGGTGCGTATAAGTCTGCACGGCAAGCTTATCGTCAAATGTCAAATTTCCTGCTTCTATCATCTTACACAGCCTGATATAGCACATATCCTTGACTGTCATTGCGGTAAGCTGGTAAAGACCGAAAGGTTTGTTCAGTGAGATATAAGGCACTGCATCGGGAATGTAATCATTGAAATACCGTCCGGCAGTCGCGTCAAAAATGATATGGCTTTCGGCTGTTCCATGCTCAAATGCAAATGTCTTCACTGCCATAGCGTTCTCTCTCGGAGTGGACTTGCTAAGAATGAGAATGTCGTATGCGTGAAATCCATCCCATGCCAGTGCTACAAGATTATCCGTACCATAATCCGCCAAGTCCACGGTTATCCATTTGTCTCCGTTCACGGCAGGATTGTTGTTGAATACGCCTTGTGCGGAAGTGGAAGGGATAGGTATTTTTTCGTCAGAATCTGGGTCTGCGTTATAGTTTACTCCGATAAGACCAGCAGCGGAACGTGTTCCAGAGGCAGCAACAGAGCCAACATACCCTGCGTTACCCTCCATAAGTGCCTCATTCTCATCAACTGTACCTTCGTATAAAGTAAATGATTTGATAAAGTCTTGATATTTTGCTTTACCCTTCAAGTCTTTAATCAAACTGTCTATTTGTATCTTGCATTTAGCATATACCTCTTCTTTCGAATCGCCCCAAACTACATCATCAACGGTAGATCCAGCAACGAAAAAGAAACGAACCTTTCCTATCCTATCTGGAATGCCCTTCCCGTCAACGCCAACATACCAACCTATGAACCTTCTCGTCCAATGGGTACGTTTAGGATTTAATGTTGCACGAAATTTACCCGTGAATGTCTTGCTCTTGCCACGATTACGGGATTGAATGTATGTAAATACCTCCCAAGGCATCTCGGTAAGCTCATCAATAGCAATAGCGTCATATTGCCATCCTTTCGCACGCTCCCTCATCCTGTCTATATTCGTGGGGTCTATATAAGTAAGGTCGCAATACGCTCCGCTTGAGAATGATATTCTCGGAGTATCGGCTTCTTTAACTTTTACATATTCTCCGAATATATCTTTAAACGTATCAACAAATCCTCCTCCTGCTTTTTGATTTCCAAGACTTCTACGACTTATCAAACATCTAAAATCAGGGTCAAGCATTAACGGTTCAGCAAATCCAAGAACAAGAGAGTATGACTTCCCGTTTCCTACCCCTCCGGCACCGAAGCATATATCCACGTTCGTTGAAGCAAAGTAGGTTTGGAAGCCTGGGAAGGGCTTCTTCACTATCGCATTATGTACTTCTTGCTCTTTCATCAAAAGCAAAAATACTCCTTAACGGTGACGTAATATATGAATAACACCAACTGTATTTATCATATGATAAATACATCATGTAGAATATTATTATCATATATCATCAAAACGCTACTTTAGCACAAAATCATTATAATTCATACAGTATGAAGTTTACGAAAGAACAGCTTTCAGAAGCACTGAAAGCAAAACTCACCAACAACGGCAAGAAAAACTTGGCTATGAGTGAGAGAAGTTTCAATGAGGAAGTGGAAGACATCTACACCGATTTGGAAGGGAGTGATAACAATGAAGAATTAGAGTTGACAGATGTTGTCGAGAAAAAGATCAAACGATTGGAACGTATCGACAATAATGTGCGGAACGACAATTCAAAGTTCGTAAAGGAGTGGGAAAAGAATCACCCCGCAAAGGACGATAAGGACAAAAAGGATGACGACAAGGGCGGCAATGGCAATGACAGCAAACTGGATAAGCTACTCAAAGAACTCCAGGATCTGAAAGCTGAGCGGGAGGAAGAGAAAAAGGCAAAAACCATCTTAGACAAACGTAATCAGCTCAAATCAGCCTTGAAAGGGAAAGAAGTCAAGAACGAGGATTGGATTAATGACCAACTCGAATTGATCCACATTGATTCGGAAACGGATGTTGATGCTCTCACAGAAAGACTGGTAAAGAGCTACAACAGGTTTAATGCCAACACTCCGCCCGATATCACTCCCGGAGGCGTAGGAAGCGGTACTGAAAAGACCGATGACTACGCCGATGTGGTTGCAATCGTAAAGAAGCAGTCACACAGAGACGAAAAACAATAATCATTTAAAACAAAAAGAAAATGGCAGATTTTTATCAGCAAATCCTATTGAACAGTGGTTACTTGCCCGGCAGGGCATTGGTTCAGGCTCGCGGAAGCATTGGCGGACACCGCTATGTCTTCGTGAAATTGCAGATGAGCGGGAAAGATGCGCTTGTATTCCCCACTACAGGATGTGTAATCAAGAATCCGTTCAAAGGTAATGCCCGTGCTTTTGCAGGTACTCTCTTTGAATATAAACCGGATGGTACTGGGTATATCCTGAAATCCTATGCCGTGGCCAAAGCCACAGAAGCAGGAACCGATACCACTATATATCTGAAAAGGGACGGTTACTCTCTCATCCCATTTGTTGGTGACAACCTCATGGTTGCGCCTGAGTCATTAACGGGAACAGGAACAGCGGCAACAGTTACAGCAGTTGAAAAAGCAACCGTTTCTACAGAAGGTGACGCTTGGAAAGTAACCATCAGCGGAGCAATTGGTGAACTGACCACTTCCTCCGTACTGGTTGAAGCGAAAGAAGCAGGAGCAAGTAAAGAAGCGATGGTTACTAACCCCAACTCATACCTTCCTTGTGACTTTGATTTTGTATTTGACCCTGCTGCATCCGATAATGACTTCGACGCAGCAAGATATTTGATCACTCCTGCTTTGGCATTGGGAGATGTATTCCTCTATGAAGACCGTATGCAACCCCTTTCGGATACATTGAAGGATTTGAATAAGAGTAAGGTAAAGGGTTGGTTTAACATGTAAATTTAATTTGACTATGCCTAAATTTGATTTTAACAATAGCAGATATGCAAAGTTTTTCGCTGACAAGACCAATCAGCGTTTCCTGCAATCCTTCATCAATACGGAAGGTCTGCTATACACTAATTATGGTTGGTACAAGACACAGGGCGTAAAGGCAGGCGCACCCACGCCTACCGCACCTAACGGTATTGCCACTTTCTCTGTAAAAGGCCGTGACCTGAAAGCCGCCCCTCTGATGGACCTGCGTGCACCTCTTGGTGACAGCAACCAGATGGATAAGGATGGTATACACTGGTACACCGCATCCATCCCTGATTTCATCGCTCCCGGATTTGTTGAGACAGCTATGGAGCGTGAAGCGAAAGAAAAACAATTTGAGTTGTTCGGGAACGATGCAGATTTGGTTGCCGCTTGGGTTCACACCTTGCAGTCGCAGCTTGACAGCGCTGATGCTACCATGAACTTTATGACCGCACAGTTGATGTCTAAAGGTTCCATTGACTACCGGAACATTGCCCGTGGCATTCAGATACCTCTGCATAAAGCTGACATCCCAGAAGATAACTTCACTAAAGCAGGAACAAAGGTTTGGACGGCGACAGACTGCAAAATTCTTAGCCAAATGGCTGCTAAAGAGAAAAAATACCGCGAGAAGTGGGGATATGAAGGTGCAATGGTATGGCAGGTTACACGCAAGATGTTTTACGAGGTAATGTTGCAAAATGCTGAAGTTAAGGAATTAATTGAAAGTTACAAAAAGAATCCTTTAGCTTACATCGCAACAACCACTACTGCGCCTACTACACGTGAGTTGTTCCTAGCAGCTTTCCGTGATTATCCAGGTGTATCTCCGATTGAGATTGTGGAAGAACGTGAACGTAACCTTACCAATACCGGCGATACATTCGTGCAAGGCTGGGATGATAAGATTGCCGTTCTGCGTCCTGCTGGATATGCCTGTGAGTTCGAATACACCAACAACCTCGACAAACAGATGTTCGACAAGTACGGTTCGAGCGTAATCACTAAGATTTTCGCCCAAGCCAATGACGGTCTCTGCACCGTGGTAAACACTACAACTAATAATGGAATGTACAAGGAATGGCATACCGATGTGATGATGTCGGCTTGTCCTGCATTGAAAACATTTCGCAATCACGTGATTGTAGACACAAGTACTGCGGATTCCTAAGCAAAATAATATTGCAGTAGTAGTTATGACTGAAAAAGAATACATAGAGTTTTTGGAAAGCCTTACTCGATTTATATTCGACAAGTCTGTATTTAAAAGAATTGCGATGAAGCGTGGCCTCGCTTTAATGTCTTTTGAAGATGCGTGCCTCGATGAAAAAATATCTGATATGTGCGAAATCGACTTGTTGGAACTTGTCGTTAATAGTGGACCAAATTCTGTGGCTTCTTTTTCAATCCAACACGGAAATTACAGACAAGATATTGGAAGTGAAGACATTACAAACTCTACTCTTGAAAGAATAAATAAAAGATTAGAAGAACTGTATGAAAAGTACGGCATGAAAGATAAGTTGGGTTCTATATCTAAGTCTGAAATGTGTTGGATTAATGAAAACTCAATAGATATTTAACTTATGTACTTTGACAGAACAATAACCGAATATCCATTTCACGGCACATTTTATACTGTGATAACGAATAGACCGGAGGACGGTGATCTTCTCAGTGATGGTAATTTGCTTGGGGATGAAGATACGGATGGTTCTTTTGATGCAGAAAGAATAAAGGGGAACAAAGGGAATTCAGAAAATTCGGAAGAAACCATCCTTCTTAAAACAGAATGTGACATACAGCAGGCTTCTAAACTGATTAATTCCGGAACTATCATGGCTGACTATAAAGTTTTTTTCCCATGTGGAGTTCATGCAAAGCTACCTATACGCTTTAACACCAATTTCAGATGTGAGGATTATGCTATACCAGTACAAGGGAGAGTTATAGGATTTGAATATAGTCAGCTTGGTGGTTGCTCGGTTGACATTAAGATGAGCGAGGTGTAGGCTATGGCAAAAAAAGACCTCATATCGGAACTTGTAAAAGAACTTTCCAAAGAAGGTCAAAGAATAGTTGCAAACCAACTGAACAATGTGGGCTATACGCATAGGACATATAACCTGAATGATAGTTATGGATTCGGTGTGTATGTTGACGGCAAACTTGTTTCCAAGGGCTTTTCTCCACAAAAGGCAAGCGGAGGCAAAATGTGGGAAAATGAAATCATAAGTGGCCGTAAAGCTATAACAGATTTCTTGGAAAACAAATATAAACCACATTCAGGTATAGACTTAGTTGTTGTTGTTGCAATGCCATACGGTGAAATAGTCGAAGATAAGTACAAGTATGAAGTGATATCTACAGCAAGGAATGACGTAAAGCAACTTGCATCAAAGTTCAAGAATGCAAATTTTGGAATAATAAGTCACGGTAGTTATTGATTATGGGAAACATATATAAGACAACATCAAGAGCGGAAAATTTCTTTTCAATGCTTCTTACGAAAGCAGGAATTTCGGATAACATTTTTATTGGGAATATACCTGCAGCTGTTGACAGCAATTGGAAAGACATGGTGCTTGTCGATGTACTCTCACTCAAAGATTACGGTGCTTATGCCAAAGGCTCAGCAAACATATTCCTCTACGCAAAATCCGTTGACAGCCAAGGCACAAAGCCAGTGAAGGAGCTGTACAGGATGGAGCTTGCGCTTGACAATGCTATTGAATCATGCAACGACGATCATTATGTGATTGAAGTCAACTTCCGTGATGCGGACTACGACCAGAACAGGAACTACTACTACAATGTATATAACGTGCAAGTAATAATAAGGTAATTAATTTTTAACAGGATAATATTCTAAGATTATGGCAAAAGTAACATTTACAGGTAAAACAGCAAGAAAGCTATCAAACCCCAAATATATTGTGGTTACTGAATTTTTAGCTTCTGATAGTGAAGAAGCTAAAGGCGATTCCTATATCCTCGAAGATGTACTACGTGATACAACTTCATTCACGCAGGATGATAATGACAAGACAGATATTGAACGTGAAACATCTGACACGCCTATCAAGTCAATCGTAAAACTCGGAAAACGAAATGTAGGAGCAACCGTTGATGATTGGCAAGATGATGTAGCTAAGGCTCTTGCCGGCTATTCGCTTGTAGGTAATAAGCTTGTAGCTCCATCGTCATACAAAGACAAGTATGTGAAGTTTGCCACCGTATTCAATGACGATGATGCCGATTCTACGACAGGCCTTATTGCCGCCGTTTACCCGAAGGTAATGCTTGATTCAAAATCCCTTATAGAATCTTTGAACTCTCAAATTGCAGGGATTGAAATAGCGGGAGTAGCTCAGGATGTTGATGTTGCTCCGGCATTTTCAGAAGAAAGCACATACGAAGTCGGAGATGCTGTAATTAAAGATAACAAAGTTTATGTCTGTAAAACAGCAGTTTCCCCTGCTGGTAGTTGGTCTGAAGGTTCTTGGGATATTGTGAATGACGCTCCATTGAAAACTCCGTTCTATTGGGAAAAGAACTATTCTCTTCCGACAGAATAATATAGGTAAAAAGATTGTTGAATAGGGCGGTAGGCTGATATGCCGCCGCCCTTTTTTGTCTGAAATTATGGCAGTTATACGCTCAAAAAACATAGAGAAGAAGAAACTGATAGAAGCAACAAGGGTTACACCTGGGAAACGAGTTTCAGATGAATCAATGGAACGGCTTGCAAGGATAATGAATGACAGTCCAAGCATTATGAAACTCCACGGTACGGAATGGTGTATCAAAGGATTAAAGCCAGGTGTCCAATGGCTCATTGCGGAACAAGCGTGCCGGATTGTCAAAGGAGAGAAACTGAGCATGGGAGATGTTATCAAGGAGTTTGCAGTAAATCTACCAGCAGTGGCGCATGTGATAACACTTGCGTTACTCAATGACAAGGAAAGGATATTTTCTGATTACAACAAGAGAGAACTTTCCGAGGAGTACCACCAAATATATGACCTTCTTATGTGGGGAGAATACGACATGAAAGACTGGGCATTATTGCTTGGTGAAATCCTCAACCTCATAAGCACGGATTTTTTTTTCGAGAGTACCAATGTGATTCAGACCGTGAGGGAAATGACATTGACGAGGAAGACGAAGAAAACGGAACAAAACTGATAATATCCCGTACCGAGTGGGGGCAGATGATTGATTTTCTGCGCTCCAACACTTGGTGCTCTCGTGATGAATACTTGTGGAAAATGACAGTCGGGCAGGTACGGTTAAGCTCGTTTGATTTCTCCCACGTGCAATACTTGAATAAGAATAAAAAGAAAGTCAGTAAGATAGGTAGTGCTGACGATTTGAAGAATTTGAACGACCTGGGATTACCAATAATCAATAAGTAAGATAACGATGGCAAATAACGAAGCAGGAGCATTCCTCAATATAACACCCGATGTACTAAAAAAGTTGGATAGTTTCGATGAGAAGCTGGAGAAGATAGAGAAGCACGCTCATACGGCGGCTGATGCGCTGAAAAACGGATTTGGCAGTGTGGTAATGGACACGAATAAGTTGAAAGATGCAATTACTTCGTTAGCAAAAAAAATAGATGCCGTAAAAGGCAATCCGTTTGAGGGGGCAGGTAAAGGCGCAGAAGAAACCACAAGGAAAACAACTTCTCTGAACGAAAGTCTTTCCCGGGCAGCTGATTTACTGAACAAAATAGGCAATAGTAAAATCAGTGAAGGTTCATTCAGCAGCTTGAACATTGCCGGATTGAAACAAGGATATTCGGACTTGAAGAGATATGTTGAGAATACAGACTTGTCAAAGCCGCAGCAAAAAGCAGTCGTTGAAGCCATGCGATACATGAAAATGGAGCTTGATGAACAACGAAAAACAGACGAACAGCGTGCACAGTCTTCAGAAAAGGCGGCGGAAAGGAAAATGGCTGCTGACAGACGTGCAGCAAAGGCTGCCGAAGATGCAAGAAAAGCCCAAGAATATGCGCAGCGCACAACTCCGCAAGGCGCATTGGACTACTCCCAAAATACAAAATCGCTCCTGCAGAACGCACAAGCCATCGAATACTTGAAGAAGGCGCGTTTGTCTTTGAATACCACAGATGCAAACTACAAAAGCACGCTAAACCAGATAAACCAAGCCATCGCCAAGCACAACCAAGCGTTGACAGAAGCAGGCGTTAAGTCGCAACAGCTTGTTACACGCCATCGCAACCTAATGGATACGGCTGGGCAATTAAGCCGTCAGCTTGCTTTGTTGTTCTCTGTATCACAGATTGAAGGGTATATAAGTAAGCTGGCAAATGTGCGCGGGGAGTTTGAGCTGCAACAGCGTTCTTTAGAAGCCATACTACAAAACAAATCACAGTCGGACCAAATATTCAATAAGACTGTTCAACTTGCTGTTAAGTCACCCTTCCAAATTAAAGAATTGGTTACATATACCAAACAACTGGCAGCATACAGAATTGAGAGTAATAAACTGTATGATACAACAAAGAGGCTTGCCGATGTATCTGCTGGTTTGGGTGTTGATATGGGTAGACTTATACTTGCTTATGGTCAGGTAAAGGCGGCAGCGTACTTGCGTGGAACAGAAGTAAGACAATTCACAGAAGCAGGTATCAACTTGTATGGCGAGTTGCAACGTTATTTTGAAGAAGTGAAAGGCGAGGCATATACCACAGCCCAGATTGTGGATATGATTTCCAAACGGAAGGTGACTTTTGAGGATATAGAGAATATCTTCCAGCGGTTGACGGACAAAGGCGGTCTGTTCTACAATATGCAGGAAATTCAAGCCGAAACTTTGCAAGGAAAGATTTCCAACTTGAAAGACAGCATAGATGTTATGCTAAACTCTATCGGGAAGGCCAATGAAGATACGTTGAAAGGGACAATTGATGCTGTAAAAGTACTCATTGATAATTGGGAAACGGTTGTTGAAGTAGCAAAGACATTCGGGGTTGTAATAGGATCATTGGTTATTACTTCAAAACTGAAACTGGCATCAGCGGAAGCAGGAATACTCACAAAAATGCTGGAGAAGGGAACTAATGCCGCGTCTGCTTTCGGAAAGACGCTGAAAGCATCTCTGCCATTGATGGCTTTAGGGTTGGCTATTCAATACGTAACAAATCTTATAGGAAGGCTGAAGGAATACGACAAAACAATATCAGACATTGGCAACAGGAAATACGAGGCAAGGCTTAAAATAGCCGAATTTGATAATGAAGCAAAGACGGATGCAAGAAAAGCATTAAGCGCTCTTGTAAATGAGATGAACAATGTCGGATTCAGCATCAAGATCAAAACAAATCTATCGGAAGAAGAAGCCAGAGAACAATTCGAATCCTACAAAAAGCAATACGAAGATTTCATAAAAGACATCGCAGACCTGGAAGCGAAATACGCAGCCATGAAAAAAGGCGAAGGCGGAAGGGAACTGATCGGGGGTAATATTGACGAATCGCTGGGAAACTATAGGGATAAATTTGGAGAACTACTGATCGTCGGTGACCAGGCAAGAAAAGAATTGCTCCGTATTTCTACAGAATCTAAAAAACTATCCGAACAACAAAAGAAGGAACTGAAAGAACTGGCAGTAAATACAGAAGATTCAGTAGAAGGGTATATAGAAATGGCAAACAAGATCAGAGAAATAAAAAAAGTTGATATTAGCCCTTCTTTTTCTTCTTTTGGTGTAGTAATGTCTAACGACAGGACATCTTTTGGAGGTCTTCAATCAAAAGTATTAGAGGGATTATTAAATACATCTAAAGGGTTCGATACAGCTGCAGAAGATGCAAGGAACAGTATAATAAAATTGTTTGGAGAAGTAAACGAAGACCTAAGCAGTGATGATAAAGCCAGACTAAAGCTCAATATAGATACTCTTTTTCTGCGTAAAGAGATAGATGACGTAACAAAGGATTATGCATATAAGATATATGATATTCCTAAAGTTAGCAGTATCGAAGAAAAAAACGAAAATCATGAAACAAACGAAAATCCAAAATTAGAGCGTGACATATTAGCTGAACGTATTTCACTTATCAAAGAACTTAACAAGGAATATGAGAAGCTGAACAAGGTAATGGGTAGCGATAAGGCAGCTAAGACTGTCATGGAACGTTATGCATCCCAGTTGAAAGATGTGAAGATGCCAAAGAATATCATAGGGGATGCATTTTTGCCGAATAAAGAGAATACAGCAAAGGCTTTGCAGGAATTTTCAAAGACAATATCCGATTTCAGAAAGAGAATCGGAGCACAGAAAGATGCTAATGTTCTTTTTGACGAAAAGGATGCAGAGGATTTAAAAAAGCAACTTGACAAGACAAAGAAAAACATCGAAGACATGTTCAACAGCCTGGACTTGCACCAGAAGCTGAAAGATGCAGGTCTTTCGGAAGCGGAGGTGCAGCAGTTGTTCCCCGGACTTGCAAAGACATTGGAGGATGTCCAGAAAGGAATGGAGGAATCGTATAAGAAGAACTTCCCCAAAGGCGAATATCTCACTCCCGGCACAGATGCAAACAAGCAATACCAAGCCGACCAAGACAAGTTGAACCAGCAACGCATAAAGGAGCAACAAGACCTTGTTGTAGAATTGACTAAAGCTTATAAAACACAGCTTTCAGATCAGCTACAGCTTGATAGGTGGTATTATGAGGAAAGGGCTAAGATAGCAAAAGCGAACCTTACAGAGGAACAGAAGGCGCAATATGAAGCAAACCTTCAAAAACAATATGGAAAGAAGTCTGACGAAAACACTTGGAAGCAATTTCAAAACTCGGATATGTACATTTCCATGTTCGAAAACATGGAAAGTTCATCTACACGTATGCTTGAAGCAATGCGTAATAAACTCGCAAGTTTACGTGAGAATCTGAAGGATCTTCCGGCTGACCAACTGAAAGCAATAATCAATCAGCAGGAGAAGATTGACGAAATGATTGCGCAAAAAAATCCGTTCAGCGGTCTTACTTCGGGACTGAAAGAATATATTCAGTTCCTGAAACAAAGAAAGGAACTCGAAGAAGAAAATATAAGGTCAGGAAAGGCGGTAGAATATTACACTGAGCAAAAGAACGCACAGTCACAAGTCGTAGAACAAAAACGGCAGGAATATGATGCGGCGGTAAAAACATACGGTATCACTTCGGCACAAGCCATAGAACTACACAATCAGTTAACAGTTGAGAAAACAAAACTAAATGTCATACTTTCTCAACTTGTAGCAGAAGAAAAGATTACCGAAGCAACCGATGAGCAGATTAAAAACGGTCAGAAAATTGCAAAAACACTATCAAGGAAATTTAGCGAAGCAGGTAGTATTTTCTCTGAGTTTTCTTCTGAAATCACGAACGTTGTAACCGACTTGGAGAATGTATTTGGTACAATGTCTGCCGGCACCAAAGATACGATTGACAGCATATCTGAAATAGCAGGAGGATTAGGTCAGACGGCAATTGGAGTTGCACGTGCTATTGCAAATCCTGCGGATATAGGCGGTTATTTCCAAGCTATCGGAGGATTGGCTAAAACAATCGGTTCTTTATTTAATATAAAGGACAAGAAGAAAGAGCGTGAAATCCAACGGCAAATAGAGAACGTAGAAAAGTTACAAAAAGCGTATGAAGTGCTAAAGGAGAAAATGGATGAAGCATGGAGCTCCGTAACACTGCATGACACGACTAGACAGACCGTTGCGAACATAAATCAGCAAATTGAATCCTACGAACGGATGATTAAAGCCGAGGAGGACAAGAAAAAGACTGATAAAGACCGCATCGAAGAATGGAATGAAGCTATCCAAGAACTTGAAAAGACCAAGCAGGAAATCCTCAACCAAGAGAAGATGGAAATGGGAGGTATTGGCGGTGAAAATGAATATAAATCTGCTGCGCAATCCTTCGTTCAAGCATGGATGGACGCTTTCAATGAAACTGGAAACGGTTTAAAAGGATTAGAAGAAAACTTTGATGATTTAATACAAAATCTTGTTGCAAGACAAGCTACGATGAGATTTGCCGAGAAATTCTTGGAACCTCTTTTTAAACAAATTGACAAAAGCGTTGAAAGTGCTCAATTATTTAAAAAGAAGATAAATGAACATAGATATGGAGTAGATAATACAATAAATTTAACAAAAGAAGAACTTGAAAAAATAAATTCAGTAGCAAAAGATTCTTTGGAGGGACTTGATGCAGCATTAAGTGCATTTATGAACTCTATGGGGATTAAACCAAGTGGAACAGCTGAATTGTCGGCACTAACCCAAAGCATTCAAGGTATAACCGAACGTGAAGCCGAAGCTCTTGAGAGCCTACTAAATTCCATCAGGTTCTTCGTTTCCCAGCAGACAACCGACATTTCCGCAATTAGAGCATTGTTGGATGCCCGGTATTCGCTTGAATCTGAATATTCAGATGCGAATCCGATGCTTATTGAGCTAAGGATGCAGACGGGATATTTAGAGCGACTTACAGATTATATAAGTAGGGTATTTGCGCCAAGTCCAAACTCTAAGGGTCCGGCTTTACGTGTAGTTATGCAGTAACTTTCAGAAAAAACAGTTAGCGGTAATTCTTTCGGTTACCGCTATTTTTTTTGCTTGTTTATTTGTATAAATGAAACTAATTAGTTACATTCGCATATAAATTTTTAAATGATGTTATGCCTGAAATTTGCAGATTCTTTGGTATTATAATAAGTTTTTATTGGAGAGACCATAATCCGCCACATATTCATTTTTCTTATGGTGATTATGAGTGTTCTATAAGTGTGTTGGACAGAATAGTAGATGGTCAGGCTCCCGCTAAGGTGATTGTCAAAGTGAATGAATGGATTGACTTGCATGAAGCTGAAATTCTTACTTTATGGGAAAAAGCCCAAAAGGGTGAGAAGATAAATAAAATTGAACCATTAAAATAAATGCTTATGCTACGGGTAGTTGATGTTGATTATATCAAGGATTATGAACTTTTGGTGACTTTCAGTGACGGGAGTAAAAAAAAGGTTGATTTGAAGCCCTATTTGACAGGTGAGGTTTTTGGCGAGTTATTAGATAAAGATAAGTTTATTCAGTATGGACTGACTCGTGTTACTATTGAGTGGGTAAACGGAGCCGATTTAGCTCCTGAGTTTCTTTATGAAATTGGAACTGCTGCATAATGAAAGAAGGTACATTGTCTGAATTTGCAGAGATTATCCGCAGTCGTCGTAAGGCGTTGAATCTTACTCAGAAAGAATTGGCAGAGAAAGTCGGAAAGAAACGCACCTATATTGCCCGTATAGAAAAGGGAGAGACAGATATGCAACTTTCCAGCTTCATTAGTATTTCTCAGGCACTGGGCATTAAATTGAAAACGGAGTATTAATAACTATCTATTCAATTAAAGTTTCTATCGTAAACTCTATGCGAGGACTTTCTTTGTCTATGAGTTTCCTTGCGCATATCTCAGCACACAGCCTGTCGTTACGAATAGCAGATACGGCTTGCAAACAGTCCAAAACGCATTTTAGTGCATTATCCAGATCGGGACGGTCGCTGGAGAAATATACATCAACTGTAAGCTTAAACCTCTTATTTATGTCAGTATTACGGATTGAACACTGCATAAAGAAACTTTCCTCATACTTTTTTGTCTCTTTCGTCTTTGCGAGCGTACCGTGACCGCCCAGAGTAACAATCTTGTATGAATTGGATTTACTTGGGATAGATCCGTAAATTATCTGTTTGTCGTATATCATGACTATTCTTCCGTTTTCAGATAAATATTCTTCAATTCATCCTTCTTTAGCGTACCATACTTTATCCCTCTTTCAATACGCTTCCTTGCATTGCCATCTTTAGCCTTATCGGTGTTCTTTGAGTTGTCCTTAGACACAATCAGCTTCACCAATTCGCCCAAAGGAATAGGCTCTGTCGTACCCCTGTCCCAAATGGAACTAAAAAACTCCTTTGCAGGCTTACCCATAAGCAGCTTCCGTTCAGTTTCATCACCTACTTTCTCAAAGTGTAGATACGGCTCTGATACGATATTGAAGTAGGGGAGTAGTGATTTCTCGTCAGGCTCACTTACCATACGTGTTTTCAGTAGTTTCAGATAGCGACCGCCCACCTTTGTCCGACCGATGGCAAACACGCCATCCGCAAAGTTGGAAAGTATCTTGCTGCCAGCCATATTCGTTTTGGATAACGGTTTCCATTCCTCAATCTTAGGCGTATGGGCAATCACCATGATACTGATTTTCATTTCACGCTTCAAACGTGTAAGACCATCCATGATAATCCCGGCATACTCCGCTTCTGCTGTCTGCGTTGAAAGGTATGAAAGGTTATCAAGTATCATAACCTTTGCACCAGTGTCAATCAGCTTGTCTTTAATACCGTCAATCACGTTCATGCTGAAATAGTCACTATCCATATTCTCGGATATGGTGCAACGTATTAATGATTTCGGGAACTTTGCGTTTCCGTATCGCCTTGCAAGCTGCCTGTCCGAAAGCTCAAAGTCGAAGTAAAGCACCGTCTGCGGCTCTGATTCAACGCCTACACACTCGCTTTCACCTTTGGCAATCTCATAGGCTATCTGTGTGGCTAAAATGGACTTTCCTATACCGCTGTCGGCAAACAGAAAAACAAGCTCATTCTCCCACCAAAAATCGCCCCACAGCCTATGAATTGGCGGCTTCTTCTTACCTCCGTCAATCACTGACTGCATATCGGACGAATCGAACAACGGAACTTGCTCTACAATATCCCCATCGTCAAGCATTTGGATAGCCTTGTTGTGCTCAAATTGCTCTTCTGATTGTGTTATTTGTTCTTCTTCGGTCATACTTTATATTATTTAGCAAGGTGCGCCAGCCTTACAAGCATCCAGCGCACCCGTTACCTTTTCTACTCATGGCAGATAGGCGGTTATACTTTCTTGTATTTAAGCCCAAAGCAAATCCGAATCATAACCCGTTGAAACCAGCAAATATGCTTGTAAACAGATATGTTTGTCTTGGTAGGTTCATGCTCCAAATAAGCAACAGGCTTATCTTGTTCTTTTAGTTTATAGTAGTTTTCATTCATACTTTTATTATCATTTCTCCCATTCGGACTTAGTTATACACTCCATTTGTTTGAATTTCCCAGTAACATCATTGTGCCCGTATGAATACACGTAGCAAACACCCTCTCCAGTAATGTTCACCTTCGATTCAGCACCCACGTACAACTTGCATACATTCCCTTTCGGCACGTGGAACTCAACCTTTGAAGCAAGCACCGTAGTAATCGTGCAATTCTGCTCTATTTGCCCGTTAAAGTCCACGTACAGGCTCGAAGTATATCCATCCTTGCTCCGCTTCCATTTGCCATTAATATAGTCAGAAAACGTTCGTTTCATATATTGAATATCCATACCGAATCCAAAGCTATGAGCATCTGCCAACAGCTCCACACCGTTTGAATCCAGTGCCATATCCATCAGCTTCTCCTTGCTTGTGGCCGCATCCCATTTGTCTTTGTATGCGCTACACAATCCAAGCATCATGGCATTACGTTTAAAAGAAAGTAAATCATTCATACAATAGGGAATTTCTTAAGCTCAACCTCAATCAACTCATTTATCTTACGCACAATATTATCAGATTCGGGTGTGTTCTTGTATTTACGGGCCGCATTCATTATATTCCTTGCTGAAATGCCTGCATGTTTTTCAATAACACTATACGGAACTCCAAACCTGTCATGCGCCACAATGAAAACCACAGCCCTAGCTAATCGTTTTGTAAGAAATATATTAGTAACACCATTATAAAGTGTAGAAACGGATACAGGATCGTATTTGTCCATTGCAAGAGCTGTGAATGCTTCATTCACGCAATGGCACACAATGTATTCAACCTTTCTTAAAACGTCTGATTTTAAAAAACTTTCTTTTACCATATTCCGCTATGATTTTCTTCTGGTCTTCATTGATGATTTCTCCGCATATATACATATTGCCTATAATAGCTTTCCCGAACTCTTTAATCTTGTGCCCTCTCATTCCCAAACCGCAGTCTACTCCTCTGGAAACGGCAGGAATAAGGACATGCGTATTGACAAGCCCCTGCACGGGAATGGCATTAATTTCAAACTTGACCTGCCCGCGCCTTATTCGTATCCCGCCAGTCTCAACATCGGGAATGAATATTCCTTTGGTAACCTCTCCCGTATTCTTATCCTTAAAAGACACCCACTTTGCGCCTGGATGGTTACCGATATGGATATAAATGCGGTAAACATTATCCGGATTATACCTGTCCTTCCTCGGTTTCAGAATCAGATTACCCATTGAATATCTCCTTTGTTTCCTCTGCCATTATCGCTTTCTGTTCAAATTCAGCATTCGCCTTCAAATCTTCTTCAGGCGGCGTAGTGTTCATTGCCTTATTCAAATCATTCATTTGCTGTTCTATCCACTTCATGTAGTTCTCAGCTTCCTTCTGTGCTTCATTAATATCCGTGAATACAGCCATAGGCTTGATAAGGTTTGTTTCTGTAATCACCTTCATTCCGTCCAAGAACTCCTGATTCGTTGAAGTCGTATCACCAAACATTTCATTCTCCTTGCCTTTGATTGACTTCTTGAAGTCTACCATATATTTCAACCAAGCATAGAGCGATGTTTCGTGCGCAACACCGTCCAAGCCTACTGCATAAGGCGTAGTAAACACTCGGAATCCTGTATAGTTTTTAAACATTATTCCAGTGCGGCATACTATTATCTCAAACGAGCCGAAATTCTCTCTCTCCAGTACGTCGCTTTCTTTGATGATGAACTCAAAGCCTTGTTGTTTCTTATTCTTTGCCATAGTTGTTATGCTTTTTCGTATATTTTCTCAAAAATATTACTCTTATATGGGTAAAAATCACCGTTTACCCCTTTAATGATATAGTCACCAATGTTTGCAGTCATATCTCCTTCAATAGTATGAATTATTAGTGGGCAATTTTCATATACTTCTCCAATATTTCTTTTATTAAATCCAGCAAACAGCAATACCTCTGCACAATTTTCACCTGTCCACTGTATAGCCTCAATAAATATTTGCTTATTTCTATATTTAATGCCATTTTTCACAACAGGCTCACTCATCTTCTTTACATTTCCATCAAACACTTCTTGAAGTCTCTTGATTTCGGATTTTGCCTTCACTATTTCTTCGGAAGTATATTCCTCTTGATTCTCAATAACATCCAACTCCTGAAATATCAAATCTTCATCACGATTATCAAGAATTTCTTGGAACGGCTTAACAAAATGAGGATTCTGCAAATTATGCCTTGCTTCCTCTCTTGCTCGTTCTGCACAATATTCTATGTAATCTTCCTCCGTCATATTGTAATGAGTAAGATTATCCACTATACTACTCCAACGACAAAGTAGCCCGTTAGGTTGCCTTGCTATAAATGCGCCCATAGTTGTTATAGATTTAATCAAAACACATCACTTTTTTGCCTATACAAACCTTGAATCGTGAAAAATCCTCCGGCATTTGACGGACATCTCCGCTTATTGAGTTCATAAAACATCCTGTACGTTTATTGTATCTAATGCAAGCATTTTCGGGAGATTTTGCTATGACTGATTTCTCGTTACCGAAATCGCTAAATACATTTTCCCTGTACGACACTTTGTACCATTTTACTTGCTTTCTTATCTTAGTGAAATGTTTTGCTTTCATACCTTACTCCTTCGCCTTAGTCTTTCTACCTCTTTTCGGTCTGAACGCCGTCTTAGCGTCCTCTACCTCGATAACACACTCTCCCTCATCCTCAACTGTCGCCACCGCCTCATTCTCCTTCAACACTTCCTCGACAATAGGATTAGCCTTTTCCTCCGCTTCCTCCATAATGGACTTCCCGAATCTAGGCTTCTCCTGATTCATATTGAGCTTCTGCATATCCATAGCGTACTGTAACTGGTACACCTTGAACTTCTCATCGTCCGAATCAATGATTTCAGCTGTATAATCAGGATAGTGCATTGCGATAGTCCTTCTGTTAGCCTTCATAGCCATTCCCAACGCTTCCTCATCCACGTACATATACGGGTGGATAGAAATAAGTCCGTCAATAGGAGAAAGCCTACCGAACGTCTTTTTATACTGGATAAGCCCATCAGCCCTCTGTTCAACAATGGCGTAGGCGTTCATGAGGTTCTTTTTCTTGATAAGGGCTATAGCCAGTATCCAGGTAAGTCCCAAATCGGGATTGAACTTCTTAGGCAATTCCCTAACTCTCGCAAAGGTTAACGCTTCTGATAAGGTTTCTTCTTCTAAAAACATAGTGATATAACTTAATTATTATTCAGCAGGAAAATTATCATCATATCCGAAAGAATGTCCGTATACATTCTTAAACGTAAACGTCACCTCCTTGTATTTCTGCCCGTAAAGGGTATCGCTTTTAGGCTCCGTGGCTCCTGAAAGGTACATCAAAACCTTCCTCCTTCTCGCAGTATCCCGGTACGCTATCTTGCAGCCAGACACAAACTCCAAAAAGTCATGATAAGACGAATCGTCCTTCCCGTCATCTCCGTCACCCTCTAGGAACACTAATGTCAACTTTATGGTAGTCTGCTTGTAAGCCGGAGTACCGACTACGTACACATCCGCCTTGCTTGTCTCTGCGAAGTCCTCTGAATACACGTTCTTAGGCTCCCCGTAAGAATTAAGACCCGTGCATTCCTTGTATCTCAATCCGGGGAATTCCATTTCTAGGTCCTTCCAAAGGGCCCCTTCTTCCCCGAAACGCTGCATTTCAAATTTTATATTTGCCATGTGACGAATATTAGCTACAGCAAATATAGAAAATTAAAAAGTTTTATTAAAGCATTTATTTAGTAAATTGCATTTAAATCACATATTTACAATGATGTTTGTATTTTTAAATCATGTACAAACCAAAAGAATACTTATGAATAAAAATCACTTTACTCATTTGAAACAGAATACCTTTGTTTTATCAAAATAATTATTATTACAAAAGAAAATCCCAAATTCAGCCTAAATAAAAGCCATAAAGTACAATAACACATTATCCCCATTCTAAAGTATACATTCCAATCACTACCATGCATTGCATAATACTACAACATTACATATTAGACACACCCTATATAAATAAAGGAAAAATGTCTAATCCAAAATCAACAAAAGAAAGTAACATAAAGAAAAGTGAGCGATAGCGAACTCCGCTCTCCCTTTTATTATAGAATATAATGAAAGGGGCTTTACAATTCCCAAACAATACAAGTTTTTTAACATTTTATTTCAAGCAAACGTAATGAATAGCTAGAAAACGAATAAAGCAGAAAATCATAATAAAGCCATTTTAAGAACTATAATATCGTAAAATGATACAAATACCATCGAACAAATAAAACTCCGCCAGAAAGCAAAAATAGGTAATAAACGATATTATGAGATTGAAAAGATAATATGAGGAGATGAACTATTCTTTTCAAAAAAATTCAAAAAAAAAATTCGGAGGAGATTGGACGTCCGGATATCCACCCGCTTAGGGGGGAGGGGGGGGATGGTTATAAGTAAAATATAACTTACAACGTTTCACGACGTCCGTTTGATTCGTTGTAAAATAAAATGAAGCGGGATTTTTTTTGAATAATTTATACCATTATGAAGTATAAAAAAATGATTAATATACGCACATACATGGCATATCTTTCGCGATCAATAGATATATGAGAAAAACACGTAAATAATATAGCGTTTAATATAATGGATATTAGGCCTATTATGGGGCATGTTTAGCCTTAAAATAATTTGTAATTTATTGAAAATAAAGTAGTTATTATTTGGTAGTTTCATTTTTTATGTGTAATTTTAAAGTGTAAAAGAAAGAGAGATATGAAATATATCGAAAACTCTTTTACATTGTGTTCTTAATATGATTGGAATAAAAAAGAGCCTAACAAATTGGAGTTTGTTAGGCTCTTAGGTATAAAGGTAGTGAAGTACTACCAGATTACAGCTACAAAAGTACTTCATTTTCTCATACCTGCAAAGGTTCTCGTCATATATTTTTTACTGTTTTTATTGATTCTAGTGTGTAGTCTGTATCTCGTATTCGGTTCTACGCATTGGTTTTTAAGTAATAGGGATAATAAATAAACATTAAATATTATGAAGACTATTATCAACACAATTAAAGGAAATGAGAAGGTACAAGCCACATTGTTTTTTGGCTCTGTATTGGCAGGTTTTGCAATCCTGGGTTATTATATCTTCACAGCCGGTACGGCTCCTTGTTTTGGTTTTTAAACACGCACAAATTAATAACATAAAAACTTATCATCATGAAAGCAATGAATTTCTACACCGCAAATGGTTGGGCTGGTTCAAATTATGACAGCAAGTTAAGTACAAAGGAAATAGCCGCAAAGGTTAGATCTTTTGCAAAGAAGAATTTCCCGCGCTTCAAATTTTCGATTACTTCAAAATGGAGCATGTACACGGATTCGCTATATATCGAGGTGAAAGAAGGTGTTTGTATTCCATTTATTGAGGATTCAAGGTGTGCGGAACGTGGTTATATGTCCACGATGAACACCGTTAAGGGATGGGAAAAGGATTTAACGCCCGAGATGTTTAAAGTGCTTGACGCTGTAACAACTTACGCCAATTCTTTCCGCTATGATGATAGCGACAGTATGCAGGACTATTTCGATACTAATTTTTATTTGAGTCTAAAGGTTAGCGATGAATATAAGGTTGTAGAGCCGAAAACAAAGAAAAGCAGCGTTAAGGCTGAAAAGGTTGAAGAAGCAAAAGAAGTGGAAGCCGTGACGGTTGAAGGCCTGAAAATCGTGGATTATTCCGATAAAGCTATTGCGGTGTTTGGCGATACAAAAGCTATCAAAGAGCAATTAAAAGAATTGGGCGGACGCTTTAACCCGTCTTTAAATTACAACGGTGAAAAGCGCGCCGGCTGGATATTCAGCAAAAGGAAAGCGGACGAGGTGCGGGAATTGCTCGTACCTTCAGCAGAAGAGAGCAAAGAAGAAGAAGCAGCAGCGGGCGATAAAGGAATACAGGTAGTAATAACAGAAGCGAACGAGGCGTACCCACTCGAAGGAATAACATTTACCGAAACGAATAACTTAAGCGGTGTATGTTATTTCGATGTGGAAGGGGCTGGAATCATAACGAGCGCGAAAGTACGCGCGGACATACAGCCTGGCGACATTTTCAACGTGTACACGAACGAGGAACGCAAATACGGCGTAACCTATGACGGTGTAAGCCTTAACAGGAGCTTATACAACGATTTGCCCGGTATTATTGAGTTTAACAACAAGATAGAGGCGAATACATTAAGCAAATCATCTTTTTATAAACCGATGGGCGAGAATGTAGAGTTTTACGAAAAGAAGGTAACGGGCAAACGGTACATTGCGAAAGATAAGCCTAAACGTGGTTTATATCACGTTGTGGACACCCTGTATAATTGCCCGGTGGATTTCTACCAAACGAGGGAGGAAGCCGAGAAACAAGCGGAAATGCTTAACGGGTTTACGGATGGTAACGGACGGTTAAGAAGTATTATATAATTATGGAAACAGCAATTTATCAAGGGAATGCCTATCGAGTTGAAAGGGTACACATTTCGCAAGTAAAACCGGGTGACACCATATTGCACACGGACGGACTTGTACGGACGGTTTGCCGCAACAACATACACCGCGATTCGTTTTGAGGAATCTCTTTGTTTGGACATCCTTATTTGCTCGGAACAAAGCCCGTTATCCGTTTTATTACAGACAATAACGGGCACCTTATTGCGGCAAAAGACATGAACAAATAAAACTTTGAATTATGAATACGGAATTAATTATTTGCCCTGAATATCAGGCAGAAGTATTTGAGACACAAGCAGCGGACAAAGGGTGTGAAATAATCAGCAAACGCCCGGACGGGTTCGATAATTTCGCCTACGAGGTGAAAGGCCAGGCGATGTATAACGAGGGGGGGCAGGCGTTGACAGATACAAAACGGATGCGGTGACGGTAAACAAGACATACCACAATTTTAGAGTTGAAACAAAATATTATATAAACGAATAAATAAGGAGGAGGCACTATGTTTTTTATTCTAATTATCATCTGGATTATAATTGATTGTTATAAGGAGATGACAGGGAAGAACGGTTTTTAAACCGAATTATCCGCCAAAGGTTCAACGCCTTGCAAGTGGTGCAAGTTCCACGGGCGGAGCAATTACTAACTTAAAACAAAAAGATTATGAAAGTGATAGAGTACGGACGTGTCAGCACGGACAAGCAGACATTAGAGCAGCAGAATAGAACCGTTCAGGAATGGTTAGGTAGAAATGGTTTAAAAACCGATATAGTAATAACAGAAGAAGGAATTTCCGGCGGTGTGAGCTATAAGAAAAGGAAATTAGGCACTGAGGTGCTTCCATTGCTGGAGGCTGGAGATATGCTGATAGTAGCCGAGATTTCCCGTTTAGGGCGTTCTATGGGAGATATTAATAAACTTATAAACGACGAACTAAAACCGCGAAAAATACGCCTTGTAATCGTTCAAATGAACTTGGATTTGAATTGCGGAAACATGAAGGCGATAGATGAAATGATTTTGTATGCTTTCAGCTTTGGGGCGCAAGTAGAGAAAGAGCTAATACAGGAACGAACAAAATCGGCTTTAGAAGTTAGAAAGAGAAAGATCGCCGAAGAAGGCTATTTCATTTCAAAAGCCGGGAACAAATGCACATCTTTAGGCGGCACGACAAACGGGCAGGCGAAAGGCGGAAAATCGAACGGGGAGAAGAGGAGAAAGGAAGCTGCCGAAAATTCTACAAACCGAATTGTAGGCGAGCTGTTAAAAGATTGTGTAACGCCTCAAGATGTTGACAGGGTAGCCGAAAAACTTAACGCTATGGGCTTAAAAACTTCATCGGGGCTTGAATTTACCCGGAACAGGCTCACCGCGTTACGGACAAAGATAAACAGGCGTACAGAATACGCGCAAATATGTGTAGGGTGAAATATAAAATAATTCCGGTAACTTTTTGAATTATAAAAAAGTTACCGGAAAATATTTTTATATATCAAAAGAATGAAGTATATTTGCTTTATAGAATAAAGGCAATGAGAATAGTTTCGCATCGTACATTAAAAGAGTTTTACCAGAGCAAAGGCAGGGAAGATGCCAGAGCTGCATTACAAAGATGGTATGATGTTGCTGAAAAAGCGGGATGGAAAAATTTGCAGGACATTAAAGCAGACTTCCCAGCGACTGATTATGTCGGTAACCAACACTATGTATTCAATATTCGTGGTAATAAATATCGCCTGGTTGTGGTAATTAAGTTTACAGTAGGCTATATTTTTATCCGGTTTGTGGGTACTCATTCAGAGTATGATAAAATAGATTGTTCTACTATATAATGGATATATGAAAAAGATAACAAAGGAGCAATACGAGTTTGCACAAAAAAGGGTAGAGGAGTTACTCCCGGTTGTTAGCGACGACATGCCGGCTAACGATCCGGCAGCCATAGAACTTGTTTTGATGTCGGAGGTTGTTATTGCGTACGAAAAAGAACATTTTCCAATCGGGAAACCGACATTAGCTGATCTTATAGGCCTTGCAATAGAAGAAAAAGGGATGGGTAAAAGCGAATTGGCAAGACAAATTGGAGTAAGCCCTTCCAGGGTTAGCGATTATCTTGCCGGGCGGTCTTTACCTACCTTGCCAATCGCTGCACTAATCAGCCGGGTGTTAGGCATACCGGCAGAGACTATATTTTCAACTTGCTGAAACAGAAAAAAAAGGTTTAAGATAAAGAGTTATTCTTCCATCCTAAACCTTTTTCCACAATTGGGGCAAACAATGGTATTTGGGACTTTCTCTTCTTCTATTAAATCGACAATGCTAACTCCTAATGCTTTGGCGATTTCATTCAATTTACCAATTGTTGGGTTCCCTGATACTGCGGCATAAAGAGCCTGATAAGTAATTCCCAGTCGCTGCGCTAATATTTGCATAGAAATACCTTGCTGCTTACAAATCTCCTGTACTCTTAACATTGCTTTAAATTATAATTTAATGCAAAGATAGAAATTTATTTTCAAAATATGGTTTTACAAACAAATCAAATTGTCAAAAAATAATTTGATTTTTTTTTGATTAAATATTTGTGTAATTCAAATTATGTTTTTATATTTGTATTGAAATAATAAATATATGATTTGAATAAAAATAAGGCTATGAAAATTTATAACTACAAAACAGGTAAGGCAGTTTTCGTAAACAACGAAAAAATAGAAATTAGTAATAAGGTTGCTGAAATTTTGGAAAACTACACTATGTTTCCTGAAGATATGTATCGGGACTTGGGTATTGAAAAACGCCCGTTTGTACAGGATAAGGATGAAGACGTATTAAAAATGGCAGAAGCTACCGAAGTGGAAAATTTCGAAAGTAATGGCGAAAATAACTTCAATGTCACTTTTATGCTCTATAAAGGGGTTGTATTTGGAGTTTACGGTGAATATGAGGGACAGGATGCAAACTGTTTAAGACAGTTTGATCTGAATCAGGTTTATAATGAATTTAAAAACCTAAAAAAATGATGAATTTAATCGTACTGAAAAGAAATGAAGAAGATAATATAATGTATATTATCGAAGAAAATAAGTTTGAAACGACTCGCCTATCGGAGTGCTATGACAAGTTTGGACAAAAGATCGGCAAAGAAAATGCCGAGGATTATTGCTTAGAGAATAGTTATTGCACTGAATTACGGGAAAGATTTTTAAATGACCTGCAGACGGCCGGTTTTGAGGTAGAAAATAAATCTTGGGAAGATTTTGTTGAGAGCGATGACAACTCCATCAAGGAGTTTGTCGAAAACTGGCGTGATGAAAACGAGGTTTACACAGAAGCCTTAGCCTACAATTACTGGGATGGAAATAACTGGAGGTCTGTAATTTTAGACGATGACGCTAATGGTTATAGCGTTAACTACGAAAAGGTAGAGCAAGAACTTGCTGAGCAAGTTCTTACAGCGTACAAAAATGTAACTTTCCCTGATTACAAATTTGGGAAGAGTGAAGTAGAGTCGGATGGTTTTGTGTTCTTAAAGACTCAGTATCCAGGTGATCCATTCCTGACTACTGTTGAACTCTAAAATAAAGGAATTTGCCTGCTTAGGGTTTAGGTGCCTGAGCATATGTTAATCTAAAAACTTATGTCAGGCAGTTTGTTAGCATAAGTTTTTGAGGCATAAAAATAATTTATTTTACCTTTATTGGTGTATTTTCTTCCAATTTTATATATTTGTGGTGTCCACTGTAACCGGAATTGAAATTTGTTTTTTAAGAGGTAAAGTGTCCCTTTTAAAAATTTTAATTGAACCGTAACAGTGGACATTTTTATTTCAACACTACTTACAATTCCAAATAATAATGTATATTTGTAATCCCTTCTGCATTGGAATTGAAATATGTATGTGGCTGTTTTATTATGCCTTGAATTGTACCAGCAGAAGGGATTTTTAAAAGAACATTACTGTAATGGAATTGAAATATATATAGGGTTGATTGCCTTTAATTGTCTTAAATCGAACCAACAGTAATGTTCTTCTGTTTTTTTTAAATTTAAAACGATGGTAACTGAAGAAAAAATTGTCGACCTGTTAGGGGATTATGTTTCATGTATATCCCTAACCGAAGAACAGAAAGAATTAACACCTGAACAGAAAGAGTTTTATCAGGCTGCGGATGTTTGCCTTGAAATCCTGAAAAGGACAAGGTTAATATCCGGAATAGTAATAAAGCGGCCGGATGAATTTAAAGAGGCATGGGAAGAAGATAAGACTGAGTTTGATTTTATGTCTAAATACGCTATTTCTACCTGCGAAATAGCTGATGAAGTCATGAAAAAAATCCGGGA